GCATCACATGCTCCCTCTGAACGCCCGTCAGGCCCATCCTGGCGGGCGTTGCCGTTTTGAGGCCGACGAGGTGCGCGACGCAAGGTCATGCTGCCTGCTCCGGTAGCTCGAGCGGACAATCAACCGTTCGGTAGATACGCCCGGTCGAGCGCACGCGAATGATGTAGTGGCCGCGCCTGTGACCGACATCGATCATTCCCTGCTTCGCCAGCCATGCGATCGAATGCGAGAGCCGGTATGGATCGATCGTTTCGGACAGCATCACGCTGATCTCGTGAAGCGGTGGCAGCTCCTCGTCCTTGCGCTCGACCAGCCACTCGTAGAACAGCATGGCGGCGCGGTGCGTCCATGAACGGGATGAGGTCATTGCGTTACCTTGGCCAGAAAGGCGTCGCGCTCGGCCGGCGAAGCCCGCTTCCAAGCCCGGAGAAGTTTCGTCAGTTCAGCTGTCGGTTCGATGATGCCTGCGGCGAGCGCAGCAGCGCGGGCGGATCGGAACTCGCCCGCAGCGAGACGTTTAGCTATGTCGGGCCGGTCGCGCTTCAGCTTGGCGACGAGGTAGGCGGCAGTCTCGCCACGGGAAATGGTTCGGATAGAACCTTTTTCGCCAGGCTCCTCCTGTCCCTTCGCCGGCCTGCCCCGCTTAGCCAACGGCGCCACGTCGTCGGACTGCGCAAGCTCTTGGGCAGTTAGGCGTTCCTCGATCCGCTCGCGGCGCATACCGAGGCCGTTCGGGCTCTCGCAGAATTCCTCGAACGACCGGAATGCACGGCCCTTTAGATCTCTGAGATGCTCCCAGCCACCATACTCTCGCATCTGCTGGAACACCGAACGCCCGACATCAAGGTTATTCCGGATGTCAGACAGGCAGGCGACCATCATGCTGCGCCGGGTGATAATCCAGCCGCGTGATCCTGGCTCGTCGTGAAGACCAGAGTGATCGACATCCAAGATCATGGTGCGTGGGTCGCGCATGGCGAGGCTCATGGCACAGGCTCTGGAAATGTTCGGTCGAGCCAAGCATTTGCCGTGAGGAGCTGCTGCAACGTCATATCCGGTCGGCCGACCTTAAAGTGACGAAACATAGCGCTGTTCGTCGTGCCGAAGGCGGCCCCGCGAGCGCCGTCAATTCGCCGGCAGCGCTGTTCCAGCGCCCTTCTGCATATCTCCTCTTGTTCTCGCTGACCGATCTCTGGCGCGACGGGCTGGTATGTCATCGGCTCGGCGCCCATCAGTTCCAGGGTCGCGGCAGTCAATTGACCTGGCGATAAAGTCAGGTCGTGGGTTCTAATAACCGCGTTGCAACGTCCCGTCAGATCGGCGGTGAGGCTGAACATATTAAGCTCATGCGCATGCATCTCATCAATGCCGCTGCGGAAGACGATCATCTCTTCCCGCTCACCACCTCCTTCTTTGCCGTCGGACTCTTCGTCTTCGATCTGTTCCTCAATCGCCTGCTGCTGATCAGCCTCAATCTCCCTGATTATCTCCAGCAGTAACGGGTCGCGAGGTGAATACACTCGGCAACGCTGGCGCGACCAACTGCCAGCGCTCGCATCTGGATTGATCCGCACACCTCGAGAGATCGCTTGCTCAATCCAGCCTCGCTGACGGATGTAAGTCAGTAGCGCAATGTGCGAGATGCGTGGTGCATCCATACCGACGTAGGCCTTGCCTACCGTAATAACCACTTCGCCTCGGCCTCGGCAAAAGTCTTTCAGGACCGCTGTCGAAGCCGCGCCTTCATCCGAGATCGCAATTCGCACATCGATCTGCGGATATTGGCTCTGTATCCACGTACGATAGTTTCTAGCCTCAGACTGGTTGTGCGTGATGATCAGTGCCTGTGCTGTAGGATTGTCGCGCCGATAGACCAACCAGTCCTTCAGCATCGCTGTAGCTATTTCCTTACCGCCCTTGTCACGAAGCACGGCATATAGGCCTGCTCGTTGGTCAGACCGTGTCGTTAACTCGGTGAATGACGTGAATTCATATAAGGCCTGTCCCTTTACGAAGACTGCGTGGGCTTCAAAAGCGCTGAACTCGACTGGCAGAATTGCGTGATCACGCAATGCGTCGCGGCGAGAATAGTGAATGGTCGTCCAGTCCGTAGCATCGAAGTCAACGACCTCGCCAGTGGCGGTGTCATGATATGGAAGGAAGGGGATACGTCCCCGGTCGGACCGGTGAAACGTGCCGCTCATCATTCCAAGCACCACGCCTCGATCTACGAGTGGTTGTATAGCCGCCGCCCATGCACTGTCCTCCAGCAAGAACTGTGGCTCATCGAGCAACAGACCATAGCGACAACGCTCGAACTCCCGCCGATGTAGGTCAGGATCTGAGACTATTGACTGATATGTCACACTGTATCCGTCTAACCCTCGGCGCGGGTCATATTCGTTCCCAGCCGCCCGCAGCTTTGGAGCCGCTAGACCGGTGGACGCGAAATATTCAAGCAGCCAATCGGCTCGGACCTCAGCTTGATCACGTAGATTTAGACGCGGAACGACATGACATACGGCGTCGATCATATTGCGTGGTGCATGGGCCTTCAGCAAGTAAGGCACTGAACCCTTCCCTGCGCCTGGCACCGCGTCGATGATGAACTTACGCTTCGTTGGTGAGATCTGGTCAAACTGCCTTACAAGCTCTTGTTGCCAGGGCCGCAGTCTGGACGACGAAACCATTGAGCCTCCTCCCTTTGCGAGGTTGCACGGCGGACAAAGCGCCTGCATGTCATGGACATTTGTGACCTGCCGCTCGCGCCATGCGATGACGTGGTCAGCGTGCCATCCCTCTAAAGGCAGAGGTCGGCCGCAGCGTGCGCATCTACCGTCTTGGTGGTACCAGAGGACAGCTCGATGCCGCTGACTACGAAGGGTGCGCGGCTCGCTCATGCCGCCCTCTCATTGCTCATCAGCCCCGCATGGACGCTGCATAAATTCCGATCCGGTTTGGCACGCTGCAGCAGGATCCCGGCCTCGCGGACAGCGACCTGGCCGACGAGGACAACGGTTACTGGCTTGCCGCAGACGCGGCACCGACGCTTGTCGTAGAGCGCGCGCAACTCGGCGCGGAACTCCTCGATCGCCTGCTTGTCGCTGGGTGTGACAGTGCGGCGTTTCATGCCATCACCGTCATCGGCCGTGTGAGGCCCCATTCGACGACGGTCCGCCATACTTGGTCTTTCGACCAACAGATCTTCACCGGGATGCCGGCCAAGAGGAGACCCTTGCAGAATGTCTTCTGATCGTCGCTGAGCGGTTCGCTGGCGTTGCGCTTCAGCTCGATGGCGAAGCCGCGTTGTCGGTACCAAAACAGCATGTCGGTGATGCCAGCCCGAATGCCGCGGGACTTCCGCTTCTGCGCCTCCATCAATCCAATGGGCACGCCATTGCGACCGATGCGCCGATCCAGAGAGTGAGCATGATCGACCGACGTCCACTGCACATCGGGCAGCAGGATGATGCGAAGCATCCTCGTGCACTCGATCTGGAGCTCGTGCTCGGTTTGCTCGTCAGCAATGAGGGTGAGGACTGCGCGACCCACTACACGGGCCGCTCACAAGATGGCCGCTTGCTCTCCGCTGGCCTTGGGACGGCCGCGCTTGCGGGCTGGCGTGGCGCCATTGGTGCTTTTCTTGGCTCCCTTTGGCCCCATCTCGCTGGCGATCTGTTTCTGTGCCGACAGCCAGACCTTGTGACCTCGCGTCCAGCCCTTGTCCCAGGCGACATGCTCGGCTGATCCAGCCTCGTGTGGGTTGTCCTCGCGCTGCTGGTCGCCCTTCTCGCCGGCCTTGTAGCCATCGCCGCCCGCAGCCCACTCGCGCTGCTCCTCCGCAGCCTGGGCGTCGACGGTGGCTGGCTCTGGCTTGCCCCACATGTCGAGCTGCATGCCGATCGGCAGTTCGATCCATTTGGCGTAGATCTGGAGGTGCTTGATCTGCAGCTCGGCCTCGTCGGTATCGAGGCCGGCGAGCTTCTCCAGCCACTTCAGCGCATCGAGGTCGACACCATCGTTCTTCGCCGCTTTCTTGGCGCGGGCGACCGCGGCAGCGGCATCTGCCTGGGCGTCCTTGAGATCGCGGATCTCGCGGTAGTGCTTGAGGAAGACCTCGGGCGGGACGTTGTGGCTGCGAGCTTCGGCGAGTGAGGCGGCGGCTTTGGCCATTGTTATCCCCCGGTTGGTTAATCAGGCGGCGACTGGCGCGCGCCCTCTACGCGGCTTCACACGACTTGGTATCGCTCCGGTCGGGCCGTGCTGGACCAGCGACCAGTCCACCCAGCGTCAGCCGGTATCCGACACGCTTGGCTATATCGAGCAGCTTCGGCCAATGGCGCGGCGGTATCCCGTCATCGTTGCGCCAGTGGCTGATCGTGGTATTCGACAGACCGAGGCGTGCGGCGAGCTTTGATTGGCTGCCGAGCCGCGCCGAGAGATCGTCGATGATGCGACTGTGCTGCATGGGCGCGGGACGTTAATTGCCTACAAGGCAACGGTCAAGGACGGCGCGAAACGGCGGACCACCTTAGCTACCGGCGGTTGATTGGCAGGGCCTGTGGATAGTTGGTATAGTTGCCTAAAGGGCAACACGCTGATGGTAGAGAGAATCCGTCGCAGAAAGTATCATCGACGCATGGTTAAGCGGACGATTAGCGCTGAGACCTTGGTGGCTGTTGGGACGCGGCTGAGAATGCTTCGGGAGGTGCTTGGTCATACGCAAGCTGACTGGGCGCGCGTGCTACGGATCAACCCGCAAATCTTGAACAAGTGGGAACAGGGATCGCGTCAGCCCAACGTTGAAACGCTTATCCTGATCTGCGCCTCGACCGGCTGCACCCTCGATTTCATCTTTCGTGGGCGCGTAGGCGCAGATATGAAGCAGGAACTCCGAGAAGCGCTGCTCAACTCTTATCGGGAGAGTCCTTTCGTTTTTGCACTTTTCTCGCCCGTTGAGCCGCCACCTTCGCCGCCATCTTCTCCAGCACGCGGGCGGCGTAAGTAGGATCGACCATCTGGCGAGGTTGTTGTAGCCCCTCGCAAGTCGCTTTCGCCCTTTTCCGTTTGGGCATTGTCGAACGTTCTCCCTGCGTCTGAACCAGCATAGGGCACCAGAAAACAGTAAGACCATCGCTCCATCGCGCGGCCACTTGCGGCTGCCGGCGTTGCCGTTTAGGCGACGCTTTCCACCCAATGCTGGGCCAGAGTCCAGTCGTGTGTCAATCGTGTTCGGTGCGTAGATGAATGCCGCTATTGCCTAGAAGGCAACTACGGGATTAGGCTTCCTGCGACCCCATAGGACCGGAGTTGCGAGGAACGACGATATGCCGACAACGCAGCACAAGTTTCCTTTGAGTAGCAACGAGATAGGCGCGTCTGCGAACGAATGGATTGTCTACGTGAGCTGGCGTGCTGGCAAACTAGACTTCGTCCGCCGCAGTGAACCGCAAAATCTACCAAGCCGTGAAAATGTTTGGGTGATGGCCTGCATGCCGGTGCCGACGGTCACCGTGCGGTCTGGCAAGTGAACGGCGCCAGCTTCGTCGTGCTCTGGATCGCCTGCGTCGCCGCGACATGGGCAGCGATTGGCACGCTCGTGTGGCTCGCCGTCGATGAGCTTGCCGCCCTGTGAGCGACGCTCAGCGCGTGCCAGGGCCCGGCATCTACGATATGCCGCCATTGGTATACCATTCGGATCCGGCGCCGCAGCCGAGCTTGTCGCGGTCGATCGCGCGGGTGCTGATCGAAGCCTCGCCGGCCCACGCCTATGCCCAGCATCCGCGCCTTGGCGGCTCAGCACCGACCGGCCCGGCCAGCGGCGACGACGACATGGACATCGGCAGCGCAGCGCACTGCATGTTCCTGGAGGGGCAGGACAGGGTCGCTGTCATTCCGTTCGACAGCTACCGCACGAACGCGGCGAAGGAGCTGCGCGACGATGCGCTGCGCGAGGGCAGGATCCCGCTGAAGTCCAAGCAGTATGCCACCGCGCTCAACGTGACCGAGGCGCTGGAGGAATTCCGCGCCAAGACCGGGCTGTTCACCGCCGGAAAGCCCGAGCAGACGCTGGTGTGGGACGAGGGCGACCACTGGGCGCGTGCTCGCATCGACTGGCTACCGGACGATCCAGCCGCACCGCTCCTCGACCTCAAGACGACCGGTGGCCTGGCCACGATCGCCGGCTGGGGCAGGCGCTGCTTCGAGTTCGGCGCTGACCTGCAGACCGCAATGTACCCGAGGGGCTGCGAGTTCCTCCGCGGCGAAGCGCCCGAAGGCATGCTGTTCGTCGTCGTGGAGACCGATCCGCCCTACGGCATCCGCGTGTTCGAGCTTGATCCGGTCGCCCTCGAAGTCGGCCGTGCCAAGTGCGCAGCAGCGCGCGCCGTCTGGTTCCAGTGCATGCGCGACGGATGGCCCAATTACCCGCTCATCACCGAACCGATCCTGCCGCCGCCGTGGGTGGTCAGGCAGTGGGAAGAAACCCGCATCGGCGGCATCGGCCGCGCTGTCGAAGATACCGCCTTCATCCAGCGGATGATCAAGCAGGGCAATTGGGGAGGGTAGTTCATGGCCATGGACGACATCGCACCGACCGTATTGCTTTGCGACGCCTGCCTCGGCACCGGACGCCACGCGCATTTCCCGGCGCGCTGCTGCAGCATCTGTGGCGGCATGGGTAGGAGGGGCGCTGAATGCCTGACGGAACACCAGACCTTACCTATCGACGCGCAGTCAGAGGCCGTTTCGCGCCGCTGCTTATGATCTCGGGCCCGAGCGGCACGGGCAAAACTTTCTCGGCTCTGCGGCTCGCAAAGGGGATGGCTGGTCCAGACGGCAAGATATTCGTTGCTGACACGGACAATGCACGAGCGAGACTTTACGCGAGCGCCTTCGACTTTATGCATCTCGATTTGCGTGAGCCATTCCGGCCGATGTTGTTCGAGCAAGCTGCCATCGCCGCACAGAAGCAGAAGGCTGCCGTGCTGATTATCGATAATTTCGCTGCCGAGTGGGTTGGACCGGGCGGTGTGCTGGAATGGGCCGACGAAGAGTTGAACCGTATGGCGGGCGACAATCTCTTGCGCCGCGAGTCGCTGAAGATGGTCGTATGGGCCAAGGTAAAGCCGCCGCATAAGCACATGTTCCAGCGGCTTTATCAATTGAACATGGCGATCATCTTGTGCTGTTCGGCGGAAAAGAAGATCGCGATGATCAAGCAGACTGAGGGCAAAGACAAAGGGAAAGTCATTCCTGTCGACCAGGGCTTTCAGCCGATCGGCGACAAGGACGCCGCCTACGCTATGACCGCCAGCCTGTTGCTGGCCGACGTGCACAACCCCGGCGTTCCGATGGCGATAAAAGCATTGTTGCCAGACCTGAAGCCGATCATCCACCTCGATCGTCCGCTTGATGAAGCGACCGGAGCTGCTCTCGCTGCCTGGGCGCGCGGCGAAAAAGAGCCCGCCGCTCCGGGGGGGATACAGGCGGGCTCGAAGGATGAGGAGGTAAAGTCTCAGCCACCGCTATCGCAGATCCCCCTCGATTCGGGGAAGCTGGATGAGCCGCCGCCGGCGGTGGACGACATCCCTCCCGCGGACGATGTACCCCCGCCGCCCGAGGACCAGCGACAAGATGATGCTCCCTCTCCCTCGCCTCCCCCCTCGAACAAGGAAGCGGACATCGAGGAAGGCGCAAAACAGATCGGGGCCAAGTTCCTCAACACCGCAGACCGGCGTGCGCACCTCGCCCTGGTCGACGACCCCGACCTGCGCAAGCAGATTGAGTGGCTGAAGAAACACCGGAAGGCGCTGTATGACCGCGAGGTCGGTCCCGCCATCAAGGCGAGCTGGCAGCGCACGGATACGCAGAAGCCCGAGAACAAGCAGGGAGACCTGATCCGATGATCTGCTGGTTCGGGCATCGGCTGCACAGCAGCAACTCGACGCTCGTGCGGCACAGCAAGACCGGCAAGACGTGGACGCGCTGCCTGATCTGCCATGCGGCGAGACAGCGCGAGTTTCGCCGAACGGAGGAGGAGCGGATGACTAAGCTGATCTCGCTGCGGGTGACCATGGCGTGCGACGACGCGGTGGACCTCAAGGACGTCAAGCCGCGGCTGTCGACCTTGATCTCGGCAGCAGGCACGGAGACCGTCGGCGAGAACGGGGGCGGCCGGGTGCATTGGGGCACCGTCGAGGTGCTACAGGGGCCAGAGCGGATGGTGCGCAGGGGCGGCAAGAAGGGCGTCGTGGGTGTGGTGGCACAGACGGACATGCTGGCGTCGTGAAGCTCGGGTTCCGCCGCGACTTCGACCCGACCTTGCTCGCCTGGGGCGGCCCGGATGAAGCGCCGACAGAGACATGCTCGATCTGCGATGCGGTCCTCGAGGAGGAGGATGTGCCGCTGATCATGTGGCGTGAGGACGGCCGGTGCGTGCGCCTCTGCGATGCCTGTGTGGCGCGATGGATCGAGGTGAAGCGGTGAAGCCATTCACCTATGGGGTGAAGCGGTGAAGCCATTCACCTATGGGCAGCGGGTGAACGTGGTGGGCGAGATGCCCTCGTTTTCCTGCATTGTACTGTGGGAGCAAGGCACATGCGAGGAGTGCGGCGTCCCTATGTACCGATGCCTCATGGAGAAGTGGAATCTGAAAGGCGACTTCTGCTCGTCTGTGATGCGCCTGTCGAACGACCAACCGGAGGAATCGCAATGAGCGTCTGGTATTGTTCGGCCTGCCGAATCGCCTACGCGCCACAGCCCCATTGTCCGAGGTGCGGTGAGGTTGGGGTCCGTCAGCCATGAGCGAAAAATTCCGCGCCAAGATCGAGTTCATCAGCATCGAGCAGGCTGAGCAGGCCGACGTGATGGTGTGCATGCCGTGGACGAGCCCGCTGATCCTGCCAGACAACCTGGCGGCCAAGTGCGGCGTGTGCGGGCACATCGTCCAGCACCGCCCGGATGCGGCCAAGCGCCCAATGCGGGTGTGCGTGGACTGCGCGCCGGCTGTGATTAGGGTGCAGTAGGACGACCTGCAAACGTCCGACCCCGCCTGTGCAAAACGGAGGTTAGCCCGTGAGTGATTTTCCCCTAGTCCACATGGTAACGCGGCGCCACCTGCGTCGGCGGTCAAACGCCACGCTCGAGCTTGGCCGCTGGGCGCATCGCGATGATCCGTCATCAGAGCGGCTGGAAGCAGCGATCGAGCGGCTCGTGGCCAGCAATCCGGAGCGATCACAAGAATCGAACGACAACGTCCGACGGGACGCCGAGCTCTTTACCCACCCGCGCGTCAGGTCGCATATCGATCGGATCGAGCGCCGCGCTCTGCAGGTCCAGGACGATTACCCGCAGCACCGGTTCCATGAACTGCTGCGCCGGCTCGGGAAGCACGTCCGCGACGGCGGCTTCCGCAGCGTCGCCGACTGGACACCGTGAGTGATTTCCACAAAGCGGGGGAAAAGGGTGGCAGCGCGGGAGCAGCAGCGGGCGCGGGTGCTTGCAGAGTTCCACATTCGTAACCGATGCTGTGAGTGCGGTGAGGCGGCCGACGTGTTCGTCATCAGCCCGGTGCCCGGCGGCTCGGTCACCCGGAAGTACTGCACCGGCCACGCTCCCAAGGCAGGGACGCAATGACCGACCGCTCTGCGGGCATCGCGCTGACCGAGCGGATCATGGAGGTGGTCGAGCCGATCGTGGACGGCCTCCAGCCCGAACTGGTGATCGAGGCGATGGCCGCGGCGATGGTGGCGACGCTCGCGGGCGGCACAACCAACAGCAGGGACGCGCGACTGGTGTTGGTCCGCTACGCCGAGCGCATCCTCGATTTCTCGCAGGAGATCTGAATGGCTGACCGCCAATTCCTCGAACAGCTCTCCCGCAAGCTCGCCGACGATGGCAAGCTCATCGAGGCCGGATGGGTGTCGCTGCGCATCCAAGCCATCCCGTTCAATGCTCCAGCGGTCCAGCTCGAAGAAATGCGGATGGCGTTCATGGCCGGCGCCCAACACTTATTCTCGTCGATCATGACAATCCTGGAAGATGGCGTGGAGGAAACCGAAGCCGATCTGTCGCGGATGGACCTGATCCACAAGGAGCTTGAGGCTTACGCCAAGGAGATCGAGCTTCGGTTCAGCAAGCCTCGGGGCAGCGGGTAGGAGGAGCTGATGCGCGACTTCGACGCCATCTTCTGCGTGGTCGGCGGCGCGACGGACCTGTCCGATAGCACGCTGGCCGAAACCCTGAAGCACCTCAACACCACGGTGCGCACCAGCACGACCGGGCCTGTGCATCTGGCGATCGACGGGTTCGATAATGACAGCCGTGAGTTGTGGGAGATCCCCGAGGTCAAGGACTACGTCCGGCGCTTGATCCTCGGCCTCGACCTGGAGGTGATGACCCGCCTCGACCCGATGTCGCGGATCCTAGGCTCGGTCTGCTGCGGAATGCTGCGGCCGGTCGGCAAAGACCCGGTGACCGGCAACACCCGGTTCGAGCAGACGGACGGGTGAGGGCGGTTGTGGCATCGGCGCCACAGCCTCGGGCTGATGTCGTCAGGAATGTGCAACAGCCTGTTGCGCCGACGTAAAACCGGGTTTTAAAACCTTGTTTTATGGACCAGAATCAAGAAGACCTCGGCCCGGCCGGGGTGTGGCAGATACGCGAGTTCCCGAAGGGCTTGCGCGAATATCTCGCGGATGAGGCTCGCAGGGAAAACATCGTCGTCGGTGAGCTTCTGACCAGGATCGTGTTGGCCTACCGCTCTGGCAGCCTCGGCAAGGTCGCCCAGACCACCCCGCAAAACGGGTTTTCAAACGTGTCAAACGGCGGCCACTCCAAGGATGCGCTGGATCGCGCCATAGATCGCGCTTGCCGCTTGGCTGACCATGCCCAGGCCATGCCCAAGGGGGTCGCGGCGTTGGCCTTTAGCTTGGTGAAAGGCGAGTTGCAGGCGTTGAAGCCCCCGTCAACCAAGGTTTTAAAATCACGTTTGACGCATCAGCCGGCGGAGGACGGGAACCCATCGGAGTCGAGAGCCGGAAAGGCCGAGATCGGCGCGGTTCTGGGACTTGAGCATAGCAACGTCAATGAGTTGGAAAATCCGACGTGAGCACCCTGATCCACTCCGAGCCGAGGCCAGGGCAGATGATCCGTGATCTGCACTGCTGGATCGGCACCTATGAGGACGGCACGGAGGGGCTCCTCGCTGGAGGGTTGCCAGGTATGGGCATGTCGCCGCTGTTCTCATCACGGCGGCACGTCGCCGAGAGCATGGAGAGCATAGCGCGACAGGTGATGCGCATGTCGCACCAGACCAAGCACCCGGTCGTCAGCGTGCGGCTGGTGACCTTCACCTCGACCGAGGGAACCCGGTCATGAGCGTCTGGCGCCAGGGCGACCGCGTGCTGATCTCCATCGGATCGGACAGCACGCCCGGGGTGGTGATCCTGGCGTCGGGCAACGGCAAGTCGTTGATGCTGGAGTTCGAAACGGTCCTGCACGGCCACGTCGGGACAATGCCGGTGCTGCAGGAGAACGACGGCAGCTTTCGCTCCATCGTCACCGGAGAGGTCGTGGAACTGACGCCGCTATGAACCTACGCCAAGACTGGCCAATGGATGAGGCCGCACGCCAGAGCGTGCAGCAGTTGCTCGCTAACGCCAGAGGCCACTGCAAGCGATGTCAGATGAGCGATACCGCAGTCCTCACGGCGCGGTTCGTCCCGCCTGGGCATTTCAGCGTCTGCTTGCAGTGCGAAGGCTGCGGCTTGCTGCTAGGCGCCGTGATGCCGAAGGCGTCGCATCCGCACCATCAGCAGTATCCACCATTCATCGCAGCGAAGCCGCGCTGCCCGGTCTGTCGTTCTCGGCTTGTTTTGGACGTCGATCTGGCGATGCCTGACGAGGCGACGTGGCGTTGTCCCGCCTGCGGGGCTGGCTCCTCCCCCTAGATGAAGCTGATCCATTTCAACGACGCCCCGGTGAAGCTCGACGGTCTGATCGCGCGCGGCCAGGAAGAGTATGGCTCCTTCAAGCCAACGGGCCTGTGGGTGTCCGACGAAAAGAGGTGGTCGAACCACCGCCGGTGCCAGCCAACTATGAGGATGAACAGTGAAGCGGCCTATGGAAACGCAATGACCCAAGCGCTCATCATCGGTGAAGCCGAGCGGAAGCAGATCGCAGACCTACGCGCCCTCGCAGCAGCCAACCCGCAGGATGTGGTGCAAGTTCAGACCGCCGCAAATCGGGACATCGCCGCCTTCCGCGAAATGATGGAGACACTCAGTCTGCAACTGCCGGTCGGCTACCGCATCGCCTACAGCCACGAGATGCAACCGAAAGCCGGGCTGTGCCATCACATCAGCATCAGCGTCGCCAGACCGAAGAAGATGCCGAGCCAGGAGGCGGTCGAGATGATCCTGCAAGAGTTCGGCATGCGGCCCATGAGCCAGTCGAACAAGTTGTGGATTGAGGACGTCGACCACGTCACCAAGGCCATCAATATCGTCCAGGTCGCTTCTTCAAAAGGCTGAGTTTGGAGAGTAGCCGAAAGGAGATGGAAACCGCTGCCGAATGGTCCCGTCGGTTCTGGTATCAGGCTGGCGTCAACGACGCGAAGCTGGCGGCGCTGCTTGCATCGCTCGCGGCTGAGCGACCTCCTCCTACTCTTTCAAAATGCCCCTCAGTGCCTGCGAAGGCGAACAGCTTCCACAGCCTGTTCGGCGGCCTTGGCGGCAGCGGCAAGCGGGCCGGCGGCAAGCCTGGGATCAACCTCTAGGATTTCGTCCAGGATGGCGGCTATCGCGAACGTTGACGGGCCGGCGCGCCGAATACCTTCCCTAGTGATGGTGACAATCAGGTCCAGATCAGCGAGCGAGCTACCCCGCAGGAACGTTCGGAGCGCTTCCAGACGGGCCAAACGCGGTGCCAGATCGATCATAAGCATGCCCCCTACTCTTCAAAATGCCCCATCGCCTTGGGCGGCGGATAGGCGTAGCCGATGCTCACCGCCAGCGCATGTGCCCGCGCATTCTCTCGTTGCGCGTAGGGCACATACGCCTCCATCGCATCGAGCATCGCGCGCACAGCGGCCAGGGAGATTGTCGCCGGCTTTAGGTGCTCGTCGCCATTCACCGCTCTAATAGCGCGAGAATGCGGTCCAGCTTCTGGTTGATCAACGTCGCTGGCGAAACGTGTGAAGCATGCTGTTGGGCACGGAATACGACGCGGCGTGATGGCCTGCCGGATCTGGGGATATCGTCCGGAAAAACCGAGAATGCCTGCGCCAACGCGTAGAGCGTATTCAGCTCCGGATAGCTGGTCCCGGCTAAATAGTGCCCGATGCGGTCCCGGTTGCGAGCTACCTCGTAGCCCCTGGTGTCCTTAGTGGTGCCCCAGATCGCCCGCGCTACGTCGGAATGATTGAACCCGCGGGCCGCCATTTGAGCAGCCAGCCACACGGCGAACTCTTTGTGTGTCGGCGTCTTGTCCATAGAGGACGAACTAGCACAAACCCGCCAGTTGCCACAATTGCCAGCCGCCCAGGGGCACAAAAAAAGAGCCCGGCCTCACACGGGAGGACCGGGCTGGTTCGAGGGTATGTTCAGTGATCGCGCGCAACGCTACGGGCTTGCGGCGCCGCAAGCAACGGTAGCAGAATAAGGCGGGACGCGGCCGGGCTCGTACCCCGAACCGCGTCCCTAACCATAGGACGAGCTCGAGAACTGCCCCATGGCTGCGATTAAATTGCACGGTTTGCTGTGCGTCGCGAAGCGGCCTTGTGCCGCTGGGGCGGGCTGGGCGCGTGATCGCGCCGTTAAAAATCAGTCTCGCCAGACGGTTACGGTTACGGCAGGCTGGTTACAGGCCCGACTCGGTGTCGGGCGCCTTTGGAGCAACACATGACCTAAAAAGCCGAAAGCCGCCACAAGGGCGGCCTCCAAGCCAACGGGTGCTGGAACGATCTGACAGTCACCAGCATCCAACAAGCAGCGCCTAAAATCAAGCCCGTTTTGGCTGCGGAGCGTCCTGACGGCTGGCCTCGGCATGGGGGAGAAACCATGACGACGCAAGACGACGACGACTTCGACGTGATCATTGACCAGATAGTGGATGACCGGTGCCCGGTACGACTGCGCGACTGGCTCCTTAGCGGGACCAGCCTGAATTCTTGGGTGCCGCCCCTGCCCGATTTCGCCGTTCGGCAAGGCTGGCTGTCATGAAAAAGCCTCGCCCTGCTGGCCGTCGGCCAAGTTCTAACCGTCACAAACCGTTCCACCGTGGATCGCAATTCGGGCCCGGCAGACGCCACCCCATGGATCGCAACCGCAAGGCGCGGTGGCGGTACATCGTCCATCACCACGTCAGGGCCGGCAGGATCGGCCCCAAGGGCGCCTGGGCGCTGGAGATCCTACCGGACTACCTCGCGCGGGACGGCCGCTGTGACCCGTCCCACGCCCGTCTGGCGGCTGATGCTGGGGTGGGGGAGCGCACGGTTGAGCGCGCCCTGGCCGACGCCAAGGCCCTCGGGCTGCTGGATTGGGATCGCCGCATCGTGCGGACCGGCTGGCGGGCGGAGCAGACCAGCAACGCCTACGTGCTGATCGTGCCGGGAAAGCAAGAGTGCGCAAATGCACACCCCGCACTGCGCATCTGCGCGCCTATCAAGAGCATAAAGCTTGAATCTGGTTTCTCCGCCGCCGTGGCGGTCGCAGCACTGCCGGTGATGGATCCCGCCGCCCAACAGGCCAGGATCGCCGCCAAATGGGCCGAGGAGCGGCGACTGCGGCAGGCGCAACTCGCGGTGCGAATCGGGGGGTGAATCAAACGGGCTAGTTTTGTTCTGACCGTCGCCGAAATTGGCGGTGACGACGATGCCCGAGCCGTTCGCACCGAAAATGCCTGCGGGCCGCGCGGGCTTAGGCGGCGCTGCCAGTGAGGGGCTGTTTCATGCCAGCATTATGACGCGGGCCTGCGATGCTCCGGTGATCCCCGACGATCCAATCAATGCCGAGGACATCAGATCGCCCATTACCGGCGGATACCAGTAGTCCCACGGAGCCCTCGCCCATTGGAGCAGTCGCTCCAGGGACATGAAGTTGTTGATCGAGTAGGCAACGGCAGAGATGGAGGCGTTCGGGTGCTGGCCTGCCGTCGCAACACCTATGGCATACGAACCAGTCCCTACCGTCATGGTCATGGCACTCGTGCCTGTTGTCGTCAAAATTCTTCCGGTTTTTAGATTGATCGCAACGAAATTTTGCAGCCCATTCCTGAAGCTAGATGCGACGAAATATGCCTGACCAACTGTCAGTATAAAGCTTGCGCCCAACAATACCCCGGCTCCATTAGCGAAGCAATTAAAAATCCCAGCAAGCCCCCAAAAGATACCAGAAGCTCCGGTTATTGTTGACCTCGTGCTGAATATTACAGCCGGATTGCCTGGGGGAGACGCGGTAATTGTGAGGATTGCAGCCATCGTTACAGACGATGGGCTGTCTGAATATGAGTTTGCAATTGCGTTGTAGACTGTTGACGTATTGGTGGGGACGCCAGGGCCGCTGCCGGATAGGACTGTCGTCGTCGGTGTGCCGTTGGTCGGCACGCTCGGCTTACCGGTGAGGAGGTCAATAAACCCCCCTCCAGGCGAGGCGACCCCAGCGTAGCGTGCCCCCAAAGCCATTGGGTGGAGCCTGTTCTGTGCGGCCAGCCCGCCAGGAAAGGCGAGTGTGGTGCGCTGCTGGATGACGCCCATCTCCCGTCCTTTAGCTGTTCAGGTTCTGGTTGTACGTCCTATACCTGACGGTCTGCGTACCCGAAGTAAGTGCGAACCCGCTGTTGTTCTGGATTGCCATCCGGAATGACCCTGGTGGTATTATAATGCCGTTTACATAGCCAACGAGGGTCGTCTGCGCCGCAGCAGCGACCAGCGGGATAATCCCACAAGGGGCGAATGTCGGGGTGATCGCAGCAGAGGTGCCCGCCGTGAGCTGACCATCACCATAGGTCGAACCGTCGTCGAGCAGATCATAAATCCACAGGGCGAAGTTCGCACCTGCGGCGACGGTACTCGAGGCAATAGCGCAGCGGACGCTAATGTCCATGAACTGGTCGAGATTCGTCCCATTGGCGATGTCGGAGACGGACGAGAGGACGGTCCTGACGTTCGCCATGCTCGCCATATCGGCAGAGTTGATCGCCGTGGTCCAAGTGAGCCCCACACCGTTTCCGGCTGTCCATGCTGTTCTGTTGGCCATAAGTGTCAGACCCTCGCCGCCAGGATTGTGATGCCGAGATCGGCCAGCGTTGCATCCTGAGTTGGGGCAACAAGCTGAAGCACATCGCCGATCGCAAGGCTTCCGCCGGTCCCTGATAATGTAGCGCTAGTGTGGCTGGTGGTCGTGACCGTTACATTGCCAATCGCCGTTGTCGTGCCAGAGGAAATCTTATTCAACACGAATACCGCGCTCGCCGTCGCCTGCGTGACATCATAAACCACGGCGCCAGCGAGGCTGGCCGGGATGGTTACCGCGAAGGCCATCGGCACATTCACCGTCGCCCCACTTGCCGGCTTGCCGGAGAAAGGAAAGGCAATAGGGAGCTGCTGAACCTCAGTCGGCAACTGCGTATACGTCAGCGTGCCGGTGATCGATGCGGCGGCCGGCACGGCCGACAGCGTGCCGCTCGAGACGCTAAGACCTGACAGCGAGCTGACTGTGCCAGCATTCCATTGCACCGATAGCGTGCCAGTGGTGCTGATCGGGCCACCGGAGATGCCTGCCCCGGTGGTGGCAACGCTGGTGACCGTGCCAGAGCCGACACCAGCGGGGCCGGTAGCGCCCGTCGCGCCTGTTGGGCCCAGGATGTTCGTGACTACGGAGTAGCTGCCAGACGCCTTCAGATAGACATCGCCGTTCGCGTGATTGAGGTAATAGTCGCCATTGATCCCGAGACCGGACGACGGCGCTCCAGTTCCATCGCGCCAGACCGAGCCTGGCGCCCCGGCCGATCCAGTCGCGCCAGTTGCGCCGGTCGCGCCTGTTGCTCCCGTTGCGCCGGTGCCAGGTGGCCCTGTAGCGCCGATGTCGCCCGTGCGATCGAATGTCAGTGAGATCTCGTCCGCTGCTGCAAGCGGGTTGGTGGAAGATGAGCCCACCACAACGGCTGTCAGTTCTCGATATCCCGTATGGCTCACCACCGCTGTCAGATGGAACACGATCCAATGCGTGGGGTCAGCGCGCTTGAATACCCGCGCCGTGCCAGTGGGCGAACTGCCGCTATCGTCAAAAGTATCGAGCACGGCCGTCCAGTCGGTTCCGGCCTGATCGAGTAAGTCGACGAAGATTGCAGTCGCAGCATTCTGCGTCCCCGCATTAAAGCGGAGCTTGCCGCTACCTGGATCCGAGTTCGTCGTCGTGGTGTCGAACACATAGGAGATGCCGACCGCGCCCCCGGCCGGGCCAGAGATGCCGGGCGGGCCAGGGCCTCCAGCGCCGTATCCGACGCAGTCTGTGCCATCGTTCTGGATAACAGTGCCGCTGCTGGTAGCCACGATCACACTGCCACCGGTCGCGCCACCGACGGTCACATTGAAAGCTGAACTATTGCGGACAGCGAAGACGCGCTTGGCCGGATTGCCACTGATCGTCAGCGGCACGATCAGGGCCCGGTCCGCGGTTAGGCCCGTGCAACTGAACACATTGTAGCGGGTGTACTGCAACGCGGTCAGAGTGACATTGCCGGCGGACATATCGACGATGAGCTGGTCGTTGGCCGCACCCTCGACGTCGAGGATCATGTCGTTGAGCGTGGTGGTCTTGTCCGATTGCGTCGGCGCAACGAGAGGGATCTGCAGGATCGGTGAGACGGCCATCTACCGCATCCTTCTCGCGCCGATGTAACCGGTGCAGGCCAGAGTACCGCCAGCGAAGGTGACCATAGCAGACAAGTAGACTGTAGTGGTGGCGGCAAGGGATATTCGCATTCTGCCGGTCGGCAGAACCACGACATCGCCGCCCTGCGTTACCATTCCATCGACCTGGTGCAGGCCACCTTGCGGCGTTGTTGGAAACGTAGCGGATGTCGTGGAAGGCCACGCCGACATGGCCGCGATCTTGGTCGCGGCTGGCACGACGGTTCCAACCTGCCCCTGCACATCCCAATCACCGGCCGTCAGGCTAATGGTCGCCACATTGAGCACCGCCGCGTTGCTTGCCACCACGCCAGGACTCATAACCGAGGCCGAGATGAATTCTCCAATCTGCCCCGCTGCCGCGTTGTCATTGGTCGTTGTGCCGGTGCGGGCAATGGTCGTGACCTGCGCCGCGGTCTGATAGCCGGACGGATTGGTGGTGGCATAGCGCGAGGTATCGACGGGATGCACATGATCGGCGCGAGCCCAGGTTGTGCCGGTGCCGACCACCGCTGAGCCATCCATGTTCGGTGTGGTAGTCGATGCGGCCGGAACACTGCCGGTCAGCGCATAGGGCGCCAGCGTCGCGGCCCAGTCGGTGATGTCGGTGTGCGCCAGCGAGATGGCGCCGGTCCTGCCCGCCACTGACTGCACGGGCGCTGCGGCGGCAGCGCCTGCTGCATTGACGAAGCCACTCGGATTGCTCGCCGCATAACGCGAGGTATCGACAGGATGAGTATGATCGCCGCGAGCGAAACGCCGGGACACACCGGCTGTGACAATGCCGTTCACGAGCGGTGGGTCCGTGGAACCCTGGTTGATCACGAACTCCGTCGTCGCCACCAGTTCGGAATTGTCGTCGATCCCCGGAGTCTGCGTATGGAGCGTCCCGCCGGCTGCGAGGTCATGCACGAATTTCGTGGTCGCTAGCGCATTCGAGGAATCGCTCGGCAGCATGGTTGGCGCTGTCGGTTGGCCGGTGAACTGCGGTGAAGCGATCGGTGCGCGCGAGGTGTCGGTCGGATGAACGTGGTCACTGCGGGCATACAGCTCCGACGTGCCAGAGGTCGGCGGCTGGTTAGACATCCCTGGCGGATGTGTGCTGGCGAGCACAGTGACGTAGGTCGCGAAGTCAGCCAGGGTGGTATTCATAGGCTGGTCAGTTCCGACACGAGCGATCGGCACCATATCGGTATCCAGCAGCAACCCGGCAGGCGTCGCCCCACTGATTTTGACGTCAGCCATTCATTACCCCCACAGCCAACCGGCCCAACTGCCTGACCCGTCCTCGAGGCCGAGCGTCAGACCACCCAGCGATGGCAGGACGTGCAGCGTTGAGAAGCCACGTCCAACGACGGCCGACAGTTGGTAGATCACCGCGTAGATCGTATCGGTCGCCGGATCGAACCCATCGGTGACCATCTGCGCGGCAGTGTAGGTCAGGGTTGCAGATGACAGGGCCAGGAAGGCCCGCAAATAGGTCGCCGGGACCGTCGGATCGAAGTCCTCGGCATCCGCCGCGCTTGCCAGCAGATAGACCTCGTAGGCCTCTGTGGCCTCGTTGAGGGGCACGGTGTCCGTGCCGTCCACCATCATGCCACCGATCCGCGTGCGGCGGATCCAGGTCAGCACCACGTCGCTGCCAACTTGAGCGCGCTCGGCGTTGACCGGCGCATACGGCATCATGTCGCGGCCGTGGAAAGCGAACGCCTCGATGTTGGCGTCGTCCGGGATCATGCCGATCGTCACCAGACGATAGAACTCGCTGATGTTGTGCTGTGCGAGTGGGATCTGCAGCAGATCGATCAGGCTCTCATCGAGGAACACGAAGGTCTCGCCGTTGGTGTGACCAAAGGCCATCGTATCGGTGCCACGCTGGCCGCGCCGCAGCGTAGAGAGTTGCCAGCGTCCGTTGGCCAATGCCGCAGCGTCGCGATATTGGATGATCTCCACTTGGCCGTTCGACTTGATCAGGGCGATGGGGTTGGCAAAGTTCGCCAGATCGACGTCTGTCACCGATGACGGCAGGAAGCCGCCGCCGCCGATGATCCCGACGGTCATGACGCCACCATGCAGTTCATCCTGGGTCGCGAACACCGGGGGCCAATCAGCAGGCGCCGCCTCTACGTATCCCCAGGTAGCCTCATCGGTGATCGATGAGAGGGTTGTCCAGAGACTGCTGCTAGGGTCCGCCTCCTGCAGCACGGCTCCAGGCCATGCCGCTGCGCGGGAGAACGGACCGCCGCCCCAGTAGCCGCGGATGGCGCGGCCAGCCAAATCATCGATATCACGCAGCAACGGCGTGTCGAGCAGGATGAGCTCCGACTTGCCCGCTGCGGTGATGAAGTGGGAGCCGAACCACGGAACACCGGGATCGGCCTCGGCGAGCGACACATATTGCCCGTCCGTCTCGCCGATCAGCTTGGTCTCTATCGAATAGTCGACGCCCAGGCTGATGTTGCCCAGGCGCACGCGCGCGGTATAGCCGTCGTTCAGGGTAAGCTGCACAGCGTCAGCCGCGTCCAGATAATCGAATGCCGGCGAGAGACGCGCGGCAAAGGTGTGGCGTTCATTCCAGGCGGTATAAAGCAGCATTTCCGCCATTTTCTTTCCCGGCGTGGACGTCATAACGGCAGCAAGCTGGACATCCACTTGATTGTCGGAGAACACCGTCGGGTCGGGATTGCGGATACGTTTCACCGCTGCGGTGTTCATCTGATAATCGCGGTCTTTGTCGATATAGGTAATCGTGAGACGCATGGGCAGCTCGATCTCCTGCTGCCGTGTCTCGACGTAGGGCTCGGCTGACTGCTGGTCGGTGCGAATCAGATCATCCTGCACGATGCTGGCAACAGTCGCTCCTGCGCGATGCTTGAACCGCAGCGTGTAGTCGGTTTCGACCGCATCGACGATAAAGGCGCCGAGCAGAGGCGTCAGCACGTCCGTCACGGTCGCGCGTTGACTGACGACGTAGCCTTCGATCACGTCGGTCAACGTGGAGACATCGAAGTCGGCGGCCTCAAAGCCAGCACGCTGGCATTGATCAGAGACGATCTCGCCGAGTGTCGTGGCCAGTCCCGTCCTGCGGGCAATAAAGGCCTTTGCGATGCTGCCTGGCACCGACACGCCAGCCAGGTTTTCGTTGAAACCGCCAGCGACAATCTGTGTTTCGCTGTCGTAGACCTGGATGCTGTTCAACAAGCCGATCGGCCAGCCACCGGACGCCGGAGCAGCGGTCTGGTTAATCAATACCGCTCCCGTCGCAGTGCTGATCTGGACAAGCCCACCGACGGTAAACCACGCAAATGTGCCTTGTGTGAGACGGCTCTGACCGTTGACTTCGGCGGATGGACCTCCTTGCGCGTTAGAAACACCAGCAGCGGTGAGGTCTGTCTTCCAGACGATGCCGCTTGCCGCGGACCATTTCACGACCCATGCCGTGAAGCCATGCGCAATATCATGAGCCGTCGTGAAATTGATTATCAGGCTATCGTCTGTTTGGTCGTAGACCAGGAACTTCCTGTCAGCACCGAGGAAGATAAGCGCGGCAGGATCGAACTGATCCACGGTGAATGTCGCCATCGTCGTGTTGGTGAAGGTCAAGCCATCCAGCCGCACGCGAGTGATAAAAAGATGAGGGCCGCCCAGAGCACCCGGACCCCATAGTCCCCATGCCTCGCCAAATCCCACCCCCCACTTGCCGGTAGTACCTCCTAATCCTTCAGCGCTGTCAGCATTCACGCCGCTGGCTTGCAGGACGAGATCCGGCATGGACAGCACGCGCCAGTCAGAAAAGAAGCCGAACTCGACCAGATAGTCTTTCCGCGCACCTTCGGGGGTAAAAGTGCTGATACTCGCGAGGAACTGCGGAAAATTGAAAGCGCCGGTAAGATGGAACACCGCGGTTTGCTTCAGTGTGTTCTGATCAACCCGTATGATCCCAGGTGATGACTCGAAGTAAAGTGCACCGTCCGGTCCGACGAAAATGTTCGGACCGTAGGCTTTGATCGAGTAACCACCATCTGTACCGTCGGAAAGAACCTCCGTCATGGGCACTTCGCGGATCGTGCGCAGCGTCACCGCATCAGCAACAATAAGCGTGAATGGATCGGACCCCTGAAAATAAAGGAGATTGCGATCCCAATCGACGCCCATTGGTGTGCCTTGGGCGCCGGCGTCGCCCCCGACGATAGTTGGATCGAATTCCGTCCAGGTTTGATAGGGAAACGCCGGGGTACGCCTCTCGACCACCTCACAGGTGATGTTCGGGAGCCGATTGCCGTAGTCGGCGAGTGGCAAGTTATCGAACACGATGTAGCAAGTGCCCCGATACGCCGGCACGTTCTCCACGCCCTTGTCCGCCTGGATGATGCTGTCCGCCAGTTGTTCTTCGTCACCAGGATAGAACCGGAAGTTCACGCCTTTCTGCTGGATGAGCTGCGGGCCGGTGCTGTCGTAGATGAGCTTGCTGTCGGCCCAGATGCGCAATACTGCATCGATCGGCCCCTCACACAAAGCGATCGCGAATGATCCGAAGTAGGTATAGGTCGTGTTGGTGACCGACGGGCCGCTGCCGCCTTTGCCGTGTTTCTGCGTGTTCTTCTGCTCGCGGATCGGTGTCGACCAGATGATGTTCCCGGCGATACGCACCTGGCCATACACGATCGGTCTCACCGCACCGAACGCTGAACTCGTTACCGTGAGATCGGTGAGCCGCGAGCCTTCCTGCTTGACCTGCTCGGGGAACAGTTGCTGGCCAACCAGCGTGCCGACCGAGAAGCCGATCGAGGCGGCAGTCGCGAGAGCGGCAAACGTCGTCAGGCCAGCAGCCGCACCGATGCCCAGACCGGCAACCGCACCGATGCCAGCGACCGCAAGGACCGCCATCAGTCAACGCCCGGCATCTGTATCGCGGCCACCCACTTCTGCTGCCACTCATTGATGACCGGCTCTTCGAGCACCTTATGACGGGTCGCGTGCGCGTGAACCATATGCATCAGCTCGCCGTTGCGCGCGGTGACAATGCCGACATGACAGGGTGACTTTGCATCCTTGAAGAGCAACAGGTCTGCTGGCTTTGCCTTGAGGATTTCAACCCGCACGCCGCCTGCGTTGAAGAAGTGCGACATGAATGTCCCGTCCGGAGCCCGTGGATAGCCAGCTATGTCGTAGTCGCCGATGCCAAGCCCCGAGCGCACCACCACCACGAGCCCGATGCAGTCTATGCCGTGTCTGCTGCGCCCCTGATGAACCCAGCGCACGCCGCCCCAGGACCGCGCCTCGGCGACGATTGTTTCGCGCGCTACCATCGCCAACTCTCAGGCGACGATCGCGTTCGGTGTCTGGATGATCGCATCGAAACCGGGGATGAAGTCCTCGGCGCGACGATTGATGATGTTGTTGAACTTGTCCCGGCAAGTATCATGCCGCTTGTCGCAGCCGGCGTAGAGGCGACAGGTGTCGCCGACCTCGATCGGCCTTGGCATCGGCAGGTACAGCTCGAGCCCGTTCGTCGATTGCACCCAGAACTTGATCTCCATCGATCGCCCGTTGTTCTCGCCACTCGTCCACGTCAGCGCTCCACCGGCGAACCAGCCGTCGACTGCGCGAGGCTCAGTGAGATCGAGAGCCAGGCTCCGATTGTCGGCGCCGACATCTGTCACCGTCGCCGTCACGGTGAAAGCGCTCAGATCCACCTTACATTTGGTGTCACCGAGGTCCGCCCGGCACTCGGGCGTGTAGACATCCGCCACCTTGGCGACGAGGCGCTGTGCCATGCCGCGCAGCTCAGCTTGGAACGTGCCGGCTGGCGTCGTCGAGATCTCGCCTAGCGTGCCTCTGCGCAGCCGCATAATGCCCTGCGACAGATCCGCCCAGTTGACGGTCAGGAGGAAGATCTCGGCGAAGTCAAACAGCCCCGACCGCAAGTCGTCCGCGATCAACGTCTCGGAGTCGAGGATGCCGGTCACCTCCATATTGTCGACGGCGAGCGAACTGTCCGCGGTGATCGCCGTCTGCTGATAGCCGATCGCCGAGAGGTAGGTCTGGCCAGAGATCACCAGATCCTGGTCGTGGTCGGTGAAGAAGAAGCTCTGGCCGTCGCGCCTGACGAGTTCCCAGCAATTCGCCTTCGTGGTCACTTCGAGGGCGAGGTGCGCTTTCAGTGCCGGTGACATTGTCTTCATAGTTTAAGCCCTACGACTGGGATGGCGTCCCATTTGACGAGGTCATTGCCATTGAGCGTGAGGTTCTGCGTATCAGTATCGAACCTGCAAGGCACATCAAACTCGAGAAAGCCGCTGATCTCATGCCCGGTCGTCCCGCGGATGGCTACGGACAGGGTGACGATGCCGGTGTTGAGGTCGATCGCATAATCTGTGGGCGAGGTCATCGGCGTGGCATTGTTGAACAGGTTGACCGTGCCAGCCACGACCTTGACGATCTTGCGGTTGAATGGATTGCCGGCCGCGTCGCCATACACCTTGTAAATCTGGAACTGATTGGTGACGCCGTTGGTCACGAAGAACACCGGGATCGGGTCGAGATCCCCTGGCGTTTGGTCCCAGAATGGCAGCCGGTAATCGCCCCAGTCCTTGAACCGGAAGCCTATCGCCCTGCCTCGTCTGGCGTAGAAGAACTTTTGGTAGGCCCGCGCGTCCTCGGCAGTCTTGATGCCAGTCGAGACGTCATATGTCGGGCGTTCCCTCGACCAGTTTATGTTGCGGTGCTCGGCGCCTGAGTCCAGCGTGAGCACGGTCGTGTTGAAGGCCGGCCCGCCTTGGGCACCGGCCGATATGTTGGGCGGGAACTGCACCTCGTCGAACGAAGCTGGCACCTCAACGGTTCCTCATCTTCGCTTTCGTCATTTGGTCGCTCATGATCCCCGCGATCTGGGGCAGCGACCGCCGGAAGCTGTTGACGGCCTCTGGCGTCGAGTTGCGGGCATCGATGCTGATCGACACAGTGTCACCGCCACCGTTCGCCGCGGCTTGCACCTGCTGTTGCTGTTGCTCCGTCAATACGCGCTCGCCCTTTTGCAGGATGGCGGCGAACTCGTTCCCGCCGAGACCGCCGTGGAAGCGCGGCAGACCGGCAATCATCGCCGTTGGAAAAAGCGTCATCGGCAGGTTGTCGTTGGAACCCACGATGCCGCCCGCGTGGTGCGCCGGGAGCGGCTGGAAGAGACCGAGGCTCTGCAATGCCTGTCCGCCAGGCGTGAGGCCCGAGGCGTCCCCCACGGCGCCCAGCGTGCCCGGATCGAAGCTTGAACTATCGACGCCGCCGCCGATCAGGCCGATCCCTTTCAAAGCAAGCCCAATGAGCGACCCGGCGAAACCGCCGCTGCTATCGGACGTCGAAGACGACCCGGGCGTCGTCTTGTTCAGCGTGTCGAAGACGTCAGTGATGGTCGAGCGGTTGCCGCCGAACAGCGAGTTCAGAATGGGATTGAGCACGGCCATCTTCAGAAACGCTTGCAGCACCTGTTGCGCCACCGATGTCATGATGTTGCGCCAGTTGATCGCCGCGCCTTGGCCCTGGAGCAGTGCCTGGGTGATCGAGTTGCCGATCGTGTCGAAGGCACTCTCGAACGCGCCGCTGATGGTGGCTAACGCGTTCTGCTGCCGCTGGAGCTCCAGCGTAGCTCCCGCAATCGCATCGGCCTCTTGCACGTACTTTTGCCGCACAGCCTCGCTGGCGTTGGGCAGCAGTCGCTTCGCCTCCAGCTCGTTCTTCAGATGGGCGAGATACAACGTGCGCTGCGCATTATTCTGCATCAGCGTATCGGTCTCAGCCTGGATTATGGTGAGCGTGTCCTGGTTCTGAAGCGACTGCTGGGCGGCTGCCGTTTCTTGCGTCGACGTAGCCCGCCGCAGGTTCTGCTGGGTCAGTGCCTCCTGCGCCGCCTGCCGCTGCGTGCCGGCCGGGAACAGCTTGATCGCGTCGTTGTAGGCCTGGGTCGCCGCCGTGACCTTTGCAACAGCGGCGTAGCCCTGACCATACGCCAGGGTTAGAGCATCCTGCTGCGCGATCTGCAGCTCGGTCTCATGGGCGAGTTGCTTATAGGCACCCGACTGCTGCTCGAGCACAGCGTTGATCACCTGTCCGCGTTGCTGTTCGCTCGCGGTGTCGGGATGCTGCTTGTTGAGTTCGTTGAGTTGCTGCAGAGCCTCGGCCATCCGGCGATCGCCCTCGGTGACGATCTGCGCGGTCTCGGCCTGCTGCTTCAGCCCCTTGATGAATTCCTGCTGCGGGCTGATCGCCAGATACTGCTGGCCTGCCAGCGCCTGTAGGGCGGTCGAGTATTTGATAGCGCCCGCTATGTCGCCTGTGGTGAAGCTGATAGCCACAGCGGTCTCAAGCAGCTTCTGCTGGCCAGCCAGATCCTTCTGCTTGTCGTAGAGCAGACCGTAGCCTTTGGTTAATTTCGCGGCATCGTCGAGGGCCTTCTGGAACTCGTTCCCCGTCGGGAGGAGTTCGGCCGTGGTTTTGGTAGGGGCGACCGGGACGGTCTGGACCGCGCCTGGAGGCGTTACGAACGCCTGCGTGGCGTTGGTCGGGCCCTGGACCCCGCCGCTCTCGACAGTCGCTATGCGCTTCCCGAGCGCAATCAGGTTCGGCGGTAGGTTTAGAGTTTTGCCCCAAAAGTCGATCATCGCGGCGGTTTCTGTCGGGAGCTTGCTGACGTCGGCGCTGAACACCTTCTCGGAGTAATCGGTCGCCGCGCCCGACATGACGTTGCCATGGGGGCCTGTCAGATAGGACCGCGCGACGCCCTGCTCGACTCCGCCAGGGAAGCTTTGCATCTGCGTGGCGAGTTGCTGAATGTACTTCAGCCCGCCGAGCACATTCTCGTTCGGGATGAAAGGATTGACGCCAAGGCCCGCCGCCGTGCCTGGCATCAACTGCATGATGCCGGCTGCGCCAGCACTGCTCAGCACCGTGGGCTGCGCGCCGGGCGCCGCGAGTAGCTTCTGCTGATCCCCAGGAAGGAAGCTGGTGAAGTCACCGGTTGCTGTCGCGATATTCCCTTTACCCGAAAGGTGATCGAGAAACCGCTGAACCAGCGGGATCATGCTCGCCATGCCGTTGATCACCGCGGCGGCTGCATTGGTCATTGCCGTCCCGATGGTCTCAGCGAACGAGCGACCGGCCTGTCCTGTCCTCTTAAAGGCCTCCTCCAGGCCCTTCAGCGCCTTCTCCAGTGGGGTCTGGTTACCTTCCGGCACGTTCTTTGTCGCGTTGATGAAGGCCTGCATCGCGGCTGCTGCGGCACCAGCATAGTTACCTGCGTCCTGCATGCGTTTGACGTTATTGACCAGTTCCTGATTGAGGCCTCTGAGATGGTTCTGGTCGAGGAGCTGCTGCATCACGGCCGCAGGATCCTGCATGGCTTCGGCGAGGCGCTTGAAGTTCGGCTGGGCCTCGCCGACAACCTTGGACAGGTCGGCGAAGACCTTTACCACCGCCTGGCCCTGCTCCACGGTTCCACTGAAACCGCCTTGGAACAGGGTTTGCGCCGCTTCCCTGGACTGCGCGGTCGTCAACATTGTCGCCGACGAGGCTGCTAGACTCTTGGCAAGTTGCTCCGCTGCTGCCGAGGCAGCGACATAGTCACCGCGCACGCCTGACAGGACGTTCTTCAGGTTCTCGACCCGTCGGGCGGTCGCCTCCGCCATCGCGCCCATGGTGAACAAGGCGGCAGTGGTCGCGATCATTGCTGTGACAATAGGATTAGCTACAACCCAGCGCCCAATGCTGGTGAAGAAGCTAGCAACGCCAGTCGCCAGGGTTTTGAAGCCGGTCCCGGTCGCAATCGCCACGTCGACGAGCTGATGCGCCTGGCCGATGAAGGCCTGTATGAATGGCTGTCCTGCCTGGAGCGAAGAGAAGAACTGCACGGTCTGCACGCCGAGCTGTTGCGTCGCGAACCGTGCTGCAAAGGCGCTCTCGCCGTAATTGCCGAGATATCGCGTGGCAGCCTGGACCGATGTCGCTGCTTGGCCGTAGCTCGTTGCTTGCTTGGCCCGCTGCGCTGCAGCCTCTTCCTCGCTAATGACCTCCAGCGACACGGCAGCATTGATATCTTCCAGCGCAGAAGCGTACTTGCGCGCCGCGGTCGTAATCGGATCGAACTGCGCTTCCAGTTGCTGCATCTGCGCCGCTAGTGCTGCCTGGGCCTGGGTCGCCTCCTCGAACACTGCAGCTGAGGCCTGCGCGCTTCCTGTGCCGGCGCCAGCACTCAGACCGAGGATCGTCCTGGGGTCGGCAGTCGCTGCTTGCGCGTTCTGCGCTGCCTGTGTCGCCTGTGCCGCCGCGATCATCTCACGCTGTTGGGCAGCCGCCTTCGCCGCAGCCTGCGCACCTTGGTCGTAGCTCTCAATGATCCTCTGCTGCTCAGCGAGATAAGCATCGCCACCTATGATGCCGAGCCGCTGCGCGTCGTTCAGATCCTTCAACTGCGCCGTCATGGCGCGCGCGGAGGTGGTGGCAGGATCAAATCGCGCGGTCAGTTCCGCGATCCGCTTGTCGACGTCGAACCCGGCCGCGAGGTTGCGAGTCGCGGTGTTAAGCCGGTCGACCGCTTCCGTCATCATGCTAAGCGCGCGGACCTGAACGTCGCCCTTGGTCTTCTGCGCGATGTCCCAGACGGTATCGAGCTGCTTCGCGGCCCGCCCTGCGGCAGCCGCGAGTGGATCCCACATCTTCGCATAACGGTCGAGCGTGGCCATCTGCTGCGTGGTGCTGCGGAGGATGCGGTCGGCCGATGTTACTACGGCGTCCGCGCCGGCCTTTGCCGCTGCTACCTGGACTGCTGCGGAGTCCTGTGCCGCCTTGGCGCCTCGGCCCCGTGACGCGGCCTTCTTGACCTCGCCGGCGTCTACCGCAGTTGTGGCAGCATTCTCGGCGGCGATGACCTGTTCGCTGGCCGCACGAAAATCAGCGGCGCCCTTCTGAGCGCCGCTGGCATCGAAGACTAGGGAGGTTTTTGCGGTTTCGTCAGCCACTGCCGTTCGCCTTCTTGGGCGGCGGCAACCGCCGCGCGTCCTTGGCCAGGCTCATGAAGAACTGCTGCACGGCCTCCGGTCCGGTCACCGTGGTATCGTCCTTCTTGCCGCTGCCGAATGGGTTGGTTTTCACGACGAAATCGATCCTCCCCTTCAGCGCCAGATTGATCTGCGAGAGCGGCGTGTTGAGCACAGTCTCCGGATCCCAGCCGAGCCAGCCGGTCGCGGTTTCGAATACCTGATCGATGTAGTCATCGATCGTCAGGAACCGTTTCCCTCCGCACTCTCGGTCTCGGCCGCGGCGACATCATCGGGCAGAGGTTTGCCGCCGTTGCCGAGGATGCCGACATAGTTGAGCAGTCCCACTAGCAATTCCGTGGACATGCCGTTTTTGAACACTGCGTCGGGGATTTGCTTACCGGCACTGACGCCAGCCATATTGGCGCCGTGCAGGATGATGCTGCAGATCGTCGAGAAGTCCTGGTCGACGATGGACTGCCGCGCCTTCCCAAGTCCGCCACCGGAGGAGATCGCGCTGAGCGCCTTCAGGGTCGGACGGAGGACAATATCGTCTCCGTTGAGGTGGATGGTGACATCCCCCTCGTTGATCTTGGCCATGTGGTTTCCTTATGCGGGGCGTTCGGGGCGTAGAGAGGTCGGCGGCGCCCCGATAGCTCCGCCGACCCCAGGCCTGCGCAGGCTTTCTGTTGGTCAGGCGGCGCCGATGAAGATCTCGGTGTTCACCTCGACCTTGATGTTCGCCTTGACCACGTTGTTGACCGACCCGAGAACAAACTCGTGGCTGAACACCTTGCCGCCGAAGTAGATCGTATCGAACAGCGCGTCTGCACCGTTCAGCGTGATCTTGAACGGATAGGTGTTCTGCAGCGGAGAGTTGGCGAACCCCTCAAGCAGGAATTGTCCCGCATCGGTGAGATCGGACGCGACGACCATGGCGATAGAGCCGCCGTTGTAACCGCCCTTGAACTTGTACGTGCGGCCATCCTTCACCGCCTGGAAGGTCACGAGGTCGAAGATTTTGCCAAAATTTCCGATGCTCTCTATCAGGCCGACCTCGGCACTGACAGACAGGGCGGAGAAGTCGATCAGCGCGTCTGCGGCGTCCTCAATGTTTGCCAACGCGGTGTCGCCTACGAAGAGACGCGAACCAAGTACGCCGAAGGCGGCCATGGCCGAACTCCTTTCATGATCATTGTTGAGAGAAGATCGGCGGCTTGTTTAGACCCGTCGGTCACGCCACCGCGGTGACAGGCAGGTAGGCTATCGAATGTCGATAACGATGAACGGCACGCTACCAGAACAGCGATAATAGTTGCCGCCAGGCTGCATGCGCGGAATGTCCCTATCATACATGCTGCGCATCTCGACCGGCGACGGCGGGTTGCCGCCATCCATGTTGATGCCGGGAGCGACCGAGCGCAGCTCCAGCAGCATCGTCATCGTCTCGACCAGAGCGATGCTGGTTGCCTTGCCGGAACCGAGCGGTGTGAACGCGTGGAAGAAGACAATCCCCGCCTCGATCGAATTGTGCCGGCCAGGACTGCCGTATACCCACTTTTCGGCATACGTGCCCGAGATGTCGAGCGCGACGAACTGTTCGGTTGGATCGTCGAGCGTGTTCTCCCAGACGAGTGGCACGGCGGCGAAGGCCGACGCGGCCCAGCCCGCCTCGATGTGCGCGCGCAATGCGGCCTCGGCGCTCAACCAGTCCATCAGCTAAACTGCCTCGGCTTGAACAGCACGCCGGGATAGGTGATCGGCATGCCAGCCCTCGCATCGTTCCTGGGCGCGCCATAGCGCCGGCCGCGATAGATGTGCCGCAAGTCATGCTTGAGGGTGTAGGCAGCCTCGAGATCCAGGAACACGATCTGCGCTTCCACCAGATTGCCGAACTTCGCCAGCACGGCCTGGCGCACCTTCTCAACGATGCCGGGCGGCACGTAACGCTCGAACCCCTTTGCCCCGGTATTGATCTTGCGGCTGTAAGGCTGGTTGTTGGTGAGAATGACCTCGGCCTCGGGCGGGATATCCGCCTCGTCCGTCTTGCGTCCGTCCACCAGGAAAAACCAGGACTCCCGGTAAAGACCAGGATGACCGGGCCGGGCGTCGTTCGCCTGTCCAACCGGGGAGAACTCGCGTGCCATTTGCAGTGCGTAAGGGATGATCTCGCCCATGCGCAGGAAGCGATAGACGATGATCCCGTACGGCTTGACCTCTTCTTCCGCGCTGGCCGGTCGACCGTCCACCTCGAGCTTCACGCCGGGGCGTGGAGTCTGTGTGCCGAGGTAGCCGGCCAATCCGGCCTTTGCGATCTCGATGTGATGGCGCTTCGCCTCATCAGGGCCATAACGGTCCAGTTGCAGCCTGATGACCCTTTCGAACGCTCTGGGGGCTGCGAGGGCCATTATCCGCCCCTGGTCATGATCCGGTGCATGACGACCAGGTCGCCGATGATGACCGGATCGTTCGTGATGATCGTCAGCGTCTGACCGTGCGAGATGATCTGGTCATTGCGCTTCGGTGGCCCCGGCCAGCCAGCCTCGGAGATCTCGAGGTCGCTGATCACCACGCGGCGCTGGAACTGCGCCATGTTGCTGGCAAGGTCGGTTGCTGGTGCGGCGTCATCGATCTTCGCTAGCACGGCGACGTCGATCGGCGGCGTGCCGAGGCGGCGCAAAGTGGCCTCCTCAGCGCGCGTCGTCAGCATCGCGAAGACCGACTCCGGTGTGAACGACATTGCCCTCTCGTTTGTTGGAAGAATGCGGCGCGCACCCAACCGAGCACGCGCCGCATCAGGGTTTATTTCTTCGGTTCTGGAGTAGGCGGGAGTCCCTGACCCGGACGACCCTGTGCGGGCGGCAGACCTTGATTGGGTCTCTCACCGCCAGGGGCGATCGGGTTCGATGCCGTCAACGACGGATCGATCACCACGTACCTGTAGCCGACACCAACGATCCAACACACGCACATCAGCAGTCCGCCACCAAGTTCGGGAGGAACCGGGGGCCAAACTGCGCCGGGGATCGGTGGCAATGTCTGGTCTGGAGCGCCGGGAACAGACGGCAGTCCTTGATCTGGTGCCCCAGGCGCGCCAGGGAGACCTTGATCTGGCGCACCGCCGCCACTGATCGGGTGCGACGGCTGGCCGCCCCCACCACCTGGCGAAATCGGATGCGCAGGGTAGATCGGCAGACCCGGATAGATCGGGCTCGGAGGTGGCCATGTCGTAACTGGTGGCTTCGGCCAAACGGTCGGGGGCTGCGGTAACGAATTATCAACATGGCCCGGCGGCTTCGGCACGGGATAAGTCGGAGGAATTACGATGGGATGGGTCGGTCCCGGCGGTATTGGATGTGTAACTACAGGCGGAAGTGGGAGCCCGTACGACGGGTCGACTGGGCGCGGCACACCCGGCAACGAATTATCAATGCCTGGCTGCGAACCAGGCAACGAATTGTCAGGGTATCCAGGAACGCCGGGCAATTCTTGATTCGGGCCACCGCCCGTGACGATGAATGCTGGTGTTACTGCCATGGTACGCAACTCCTTGGTTGAAGTGTTTGTCGGCACGGTGTGGTGTAGCTACGCCCGTCGTGATGATAGTCATCGCAGCCAGAGCAATGAGGCCGAGCCAGAAGCTCGAACTCATTCAGGCGGCGACGGTGGCGAACCGCCGTTCTTGCTGGCGAGCAGTAGAGCAAGAACTGCGGCGAGCGCTTCGGCCCATACCTCGCGCACCTGTTGACCGACATTCTCGCAGGCGCCGAACTGCGCAGCGCGGGTCACGACGATCAACCAGAAGCATCCGCTGATCGCTACCAGAGTGGTAAACAACTCGGTTGCGACCACGAAGGCGAGCAACCAGAAGGCCGCGCGAAGCATTGAGAACGGAGGACGTGACATCGTGCATCAAGCAATCTCGATCATGCTGACTTGGCGCACGTCAGACTGGTTCGCGGTTTTGGCCGATGCGTCGTAACCAGCGAAGGGCGTGTATCGCCAGAACCGCCCGTTTACCCAGCGTTGAACCTGTTTCAGCTTGCGCTCGCTCCAGTCGAACCGCACATGCGGACGCTTCTCCAACGCATTCAGCTTGATGAACGGCTGCGCATAAGGCTCGCCGCCCCAGGCGATTACCTCCGCGATGCGTTCCATGCAGGCATCGAACGGCTCATTGCCGATCAATGTGTAGACTTGCTTCCGGCGTGGACTGACGTGACGTAGCATCGCCATCACTCGCTTTACGTCAGGACGATCCCTGGCTTCGTCGAATGCAAAGCGCCATGGCCCGCGATAGATCTCGCTCCAGCGCATGAACACATCCTCAGTGAACGTCGCCGGCTCAAACCCGCTTTGCGCATCCAGCAGTGGCACGCCGGTCACCTTATATCGGCTGACGATGTGGTCTTGGAATTCGGGCGGTAGCGCCGACAGGTTGTTGTCGCAGAGCACCGGCCGCACCGGAAAGTCAGGCAGCAGAGTGAAGTGCTTCCCCTCCATTTTCGGCACGATGCAGAACCAGCATCCGACAGGACATCCTCGGCTCGCCATGGTCGCCATCGGGTTGTGATGCACGATGGCTTCGGGAACGTCGCCGCCGAGTTCAGCGACCTCCGCGAGGTAGTGCTTGCGGGTGAACACACCGGGCCCGCCAGCCAGCACCTTGTAGCCCTGCGCGCGGTACCAGATCGCACGCATGTAGGCGTCATCCAGCCTCCAGGTGAAGGCTATCGAGAGGAACGCAGTATCCCCCTCAGTCCATTCGGCGAGGCCGTTCGACCATTTGCCAGTGCTGTTCAAGCGATCACATGATCCCGGTAGTAGGCGATGGTATCTGCAACCGGCTGCAGATCGGGTGGCAGTGCTTCATAGAGGCTCTGCTGCGACAGCGGCACCCAGTAGTCCTCGGAGCCGACGTTTTCGATCTGGAAGCGACGCAGCAGCGGATCGCGCGAGGATGCCGCCCACTTGTGCCGCAGGATCGTCATCACAGCGTCAGTCACGTCGGGAGGGATCGGATAGTAGCCGGCGGTGTACTGGACGGTGACGCCCGTCCCGCACCAACTGCCGCGGCAATCGCCGATGAGCCGATAGATCAGGCCACCCGCAAGGTTTGTCTCGTAGTCATCGATCGTCAGAGTGCTGGTGCCATCCAGGACACCGCTGATGAACGTCACGGGACGGCGGCGAAGCTTGATAGGCAAGCCGTATGGTCCTCCGCCAATACCGTGGCCGTAGCCGTGATAACCGTGGAAGCTGTGGAAGGTGGAGTAGTAGCCGTGATGCGAACCAAGCAGGCGAAACACTTCGGAGACATTTTCCTCTGGAAACACGACACCGCAGATATTAGCGAAGCGCACCGACGTCGCGCTGATCCAGCGCTGCAGCTTGGCGTCGCTCGCGGTACCGGTGATGTGCAGTTCGTCCTTCACGGTCTCGAGGTCGACCAGGTCGTAGCTGCTGGCCCGATCGACGACTGTCAGGATGCTGTCCATCAGGCCACCAGCCTCCACAGGGTGCCATCAACCAGCTCTTTCTCGTTGAACTGGTTATAGGCTAGCGAGTGTAACCACTTCGTGCGATCCGGCATCAGTGGGCGCTCGATCATCTTCAGGTCAGTCCGTCCAACAAGAGCGGCCGCGCTGTCAGGATGCACGAACACCGGGCATCCAAGGATGACAGCCTCGACCGCGGCGATCGAGGCGTGCGTCACGAGTGCATGCGCGCCATCTAGGTCAGCCTGCAGCGGCCGCTTTGTCTCCTTGTCGCGGATCACGAGCTGGCGGTCCGTCACCCTGGCGAGCGCGTCGATCGTATCGGCGATCCACCCCTCGCATCTGTGGAACCGCGCGTAGGTGCGCGTCGGAGCAGCTATGACGATGTGCCGGCCACTCCGCTGCCAAGGCCGGACCTCGATCTTTAAAGCCTCCCAGCGGTCGCCTGGGACGTCGCGGATGGCTGTCAGTTGGTAGCTATCCCTGTGCCATCTGTAGAACCCACCCTGTTCACCACGCGGCAGCCAGGTTGCAAACACTCTTCTCGCGTAGCCCCTATCGAAGTACACCCAAGGGCGACCACTGCTCCGCCAGCCAGCGATCAGTTCAGTGCATTCCGGCATGCAGCCGACAATCGGGACGCTGTCATCCGACAGGCTCTTCAACGGCTCGAGGTCTTGGCGGGTATAGCGGCCGCCCAGCTTTTTGATGCTGGCTCCGATGCGGTCAAACAAATCCTGCTTGAATGCACGAAGACCCGGGGGGCTGTAGAGAATCACAGTCCGAGGATCTATGGACACTCCGCGGCCCAATGCTGCTGCACCCATGGCAGCTTGGTGAACAGGCTCGGATCCCGATAACCAGGAAACACCACCAGCCTCGCATCAGCCGGGAGCGCCGTGCCTCTACTCGGCCACCCGGGCTTCTGGAACGCGTAAACGCCGCTCTCTGCACCGACATTCCAGCCCGCCGCATCCGGTATCTTGTGGGCGAGCCAGCCCTGATCGTCGGGGAACTGATAATACGGGATGGCGGCTGCGGCCTCGAGCGAGAAATCGGACCAGACATCCGAGCGATAACCGCCGCGAAGCATCATCACCGATCCGTTGAAGGGACACGGGTTCGAGGCATTAGCCCCTTGCAGGATGAGGAACGGCTCGGGTCGGTTGAACAGCGGATCGAGGGGGCCGGTCACGACACTGTCGAGGTCGAGGCAGACCAAGCGCTCACCCGATCCAATACCCTGGCGCGCCTGCCAGTCCAGATCAAACATCCTGAGTCGAGGGAAGCAGCCTGATGCGAAAACGAGACGCTCGTCCCCCCGCTCTGGATGAAAGACCGACCAGCGGTAGGGTTGCTTGAGATGACGCCTCACGCCCGCCCGCAGTCGGTCGACATATTCGGCGCCATACTTGTGGCCCCAGTGCCAGCAGCAGACGTGGAGCATGCTCAGTCCCGCACCCAGAGGATCCCCAACCCGTTGTCCTGACCGGTGGGATCTAGCTTGATCTCCTCGTGACGGTAGCTCTCCCTGATGTTGGTCCAGAACAGCGGGACGTCGATCTGGTAGCCGGTCCAATCTGGCGACCGCGACCACGCGATGTCATGGAACGCCACGATGCGGCCCATGGGGCCGTAATGCATCCAGTCGGCACGCACGAACGGCAGCGTGTGACCGCCGTCGATCAGGATCAGATCGAACGGTCCGAGCGCCGAAACCTGGCTGACCACCGTGTCGTCCGTGCTGTCGCCCCAGATCAGGTGCGTGTCGTAACCGAGCCTCTTCAGTTCCGCGACGCAGGCCGTGAGCGCAATGCGACTTTGCGCCCAGTGCTTGTTCCCGGCCGGCAGGTCGACCGAGACGGCCCTTGATCCAGGCGGCATTGCCCGCGTCACCGCGGAGAACGTCCCGCCAAACTTGCAGCCGATCTCGAGGTAGCTGCGCACGCCCTCGCGGGCCACAAGCCCGACGAAGCGCTGGAGTTCCGCCGGATGCTGCAATGCCTTCACGGCCGCTCCCAGATCGCTGCAACGCCGAGCGTCTTTGAGATGTAGCTCGTATGGATGCGCTTCAGCGGTGCCAACTGCCGGTCCAGCGTTTTCATCTCAGCGTCATTCTCCGCCGGCTTGTCGGACGTCGCGCGCCAGCCGAACCACTTGTTGGTGCGATCACCAAGAACACCCATGAGCCAATCGAGGTTCTTCGGATCCATGATCCGCTTCAGCTTGTGATAGACGGCGAGCATCAGCACGATGTCATAGCGCACGTCGCCGAACACCTTCAGCGCCGGGCCTCCCTCGGTCAAATCCACGACCTCGAACCGGGTCTCGCAGTTGCGCAGATCGGCGAACAGTTGCCGGGCGGTTGCGATGCCCTCGGCGTAGTTATCGCAGCCGTGCACCAGTCGGGCGCCGTTGTTCGCCATCTCGAACCCAACGAGGCCTCGGTTGCACCCGACATCCATCACCGAGGCACCATGGGCTCGAATCACGAGATCCAGCATGCCGTCGAGCCGGATGTCGTGGTACCCGGCAACGCGGCGCTGCAGCGTGGTCTCAGTCGTCACGCTCGGCATAGCCGCGCCCTGGCATGCTCGAGCACCTCGTCCACGCCGATCGCCTGCATGGCGGCATGACAGTGTGTGCAGGGATTGAGCGAGCCACAGGCCTCTGCGCCGCCCGTCAGATTGGTGTGCAGGGCGTAGCCGGTGACCTGGGGAGGAATGAAGCCTCCGAACAGCACGACGCCTCCTACGCCCACCGCAGCCGCGCCGTGATGCAGCCCGCCCTCGCCACCGATGTAGAGCTGCGCGCGCGCCATGACCGCCAGAGCGATGCGAAAGCTGGGGCACCCGAACGGCCGCGCCGCCTTGAGCCGCCGCACGCCGGGGTAATGCAGTTGCAGCACGTCGTAGCCGTCGGCCTTCAGCTTTGCCGCGATAGCCTCGAACCTCTCGAACGGCCACTGCTTGTTCGCGACTGGCGACTTCTTTGACGGATTGGGCTCGATCAGCACGAACCCGTCGCCAGCAAGCTTGGCGTAGTGCGTCTCCTCCTTCGTCAGGAAGATCTCACCCGGTATGCACCGGAAGTCGTAGTTCCACTCCCAGCGACCCGTCGCCTGGCGATTGTAGAGACGGCTGCCTTTGTAGAACGGCACCCACTCCAGGCTAAAAGGCGAGTTCACAAACGTCGACTTCGGCGGGGCAATGTTCGGGTTGCCAGCGAAGATCACCCGGCTGTTGGCGTCCCACAGGATCTGCTTGCCATCGCCGAAAGCGATCTTCTTGCTCCGCGCCGCAGCACCACGCGCGAGACCAGTTCCGATTAGTTGGTCACCGAGCCCCACTTAATCCGCCCAGCACGCAAGTTCCTGCCGCCATTCGTCCGTGTAGGGATCATCCTCGTAGCCCGGCATGTCAGGCGTGCCTTCGGTGTAATGGACGATCTGCGGCGCGTTAAGCTCGAGCACCGGGCTCTGCCGCACCAGCCAATTCCACTTGGGATCGAGCTCGCCGATCTCTTCGTCCTCGAGCCAGACGAACCGGTGCAGATCCCGCCCGGCCATCGTGTTGACCGCGTCGAGGGTCAGCGCGCGGTTGGCCGGGTGATCGCAGTTCCACACCATGACGGACGACCAGTTCTTGCGCACGTATTGCGTCTGCGCCTGACCGTCCATCTTCACCCCGGCCGGTGGCATGTGCTTGTGCTTCACGCAATACACAGCCATCGCCGGATCGAGGCCATCGAACAGACGGGCGACATTGCCGCGCACCAGAACGTCGCCGTCCATGAACAGCGCCCAACCGGTTTTCGCCAGATGCGGCATCAGGAAGCGCGCATTGGCGTGCTCGGTGCTCATCGGCGCATTCGAGATCACGTCCCACATGATGCGCTTTTCGGTCGGGCCTTCGCGCAATTCGATCGGACGTCGGTAGAGTCCATTCGCGACTAGCTTCGCCAGCACCACGCCGCGGATGGCAAGCGGCTGCGTCAGTCGCCGCTTCGTCGACCAGCGCGCCACGGCATAGGCCGCGGCCTCACGCGGATCGAAGCCGATGTAGATGCTGCGGTTCATATCTGCCATTCGTGCAGCACCTGTTCGAGCGTGACCTTGGGAAAGCACGTCAGCGCCGACAGATCCGACGCGTTGAGCACCTGAACGCCGGCCGTCTTCAGTTGGACGGAGGCGGTGTCGAAGCCAGCCCGCCAGCGCTTGAAGTTCCACTCGGCAGGATTGCTGCGTCCGTTGCCGTTCGCCCTGCCATACCAGTGCACGCCATACCGGTCGGTCATGTCGAAGCCGATCAGCAGCACGCGGCGCGCTCCGAACTGCACGGCGAGGTTCAGCGCCTGGAAACCGCTATTCCCGCCGGAACCAACAGAGCCAGGGGTCGTCAGCGCCAATCTGTCCGACGATGGGTCCGGTATCTTGAGGATCTCGATGTCGGGAAACCGGGTCGTTATCCGCGGCGTGGCCGAGACCTTCAGTCCGGTGAACTTTGGCAGCCCGAGGGCGTTCCGCCACCACGCCGCGTCGCAGCCGTAGACCACATCCGCCCACGGGCAGAGCTCCACACACTCCTTGATCGCGATCACCCGCAGCTTGCCGCGCAGTGCACCGATGCTCACCCGCTTGGCCGAGGGACCGGAGGCGACGATCGCGCAGGCCTCGTTGCTCCAGTCGAGGAACCAAGCAGGTTCACCACTTCTGGCCATCGGGGCCGATCTGGGTCAGATCCCGTCCTGGCTTACCTTCGGGCCCAGGCTCGCCCGGCTTGCCGTCCTTGCCGTCATGACCGTCGCGGCCTTTCTTCACCGCGAGCCGCCAATCGGAATTCGGGCCATAGACCGGGCGCAGCTTGGTATCGCGCCGGGCGATCCAGAATTCGCCGCCGAGCGAGACACCGTCGCCCTTGGCATACGCGCCGTCCTTCCAAACCCCACGATCGGCCGGAAGACCTGTGGTGATGACGTTCTGGCTGACCACCTCGCCGTTACGCGCCAAGGTGACGACGATCGTCCGTCCATCGTCTGGCGTTGTGACGCTCATGTCCTCGGCGCTGAGGCCATCGCGTCCGTCTTTGCCGACGGCGCCGTCCTTGCCATCGGCACCATCGCGTCCCGCCGGCCCTGGCACACCGTCACGCCCATCGCGGCCGGGGGCGCCATCCTTGCCAGCCTCGGCCGGCGGCAGTGCTGCCACGGCCTCGGCAACGGCCTTCTCGATCATGCCTCTGGTGGCTTCAGGATCGGCGTCGACGCCGTCGCGACCTGGCGCCCCGTCCTTGCCCATCTGCCCCGGTGCCGCAGGTGGTAGCGCCGCCACAGCCTCGGCAACGAGCTGCTTGACGTGGTCCGGATCCGCATCACGTCCATCCACGCCGGGAGCTCCCGCTGGCCCAGGCTCACCTGGGAGCGCCGGCGGCAATGCGGCGATCGCTCGCTCGACCTGCGCCTCCACCAGACGCACCACCTCACCCGTGTCCACGCCCCGGCCGTCTTCACCATCGCGCCCAGGCGGTCCTGCCGGGCCTTCGATCAGTGCACGGGCCTCGAGCGCCTCGATCCTGGCCAGCAGCGGCGCAGACGCGCGCTCGATCGCTTTCTCCAGCGGCGACAGGAGGGCCTGTACGACGGTTCGCACCTCAAGTGCGTTCATCTGCCGGGCCCCTTGCTGGGTTACGCCGCGAAAAGCAGGCGCAGTTGAGTATTCGCCTCCAGCGCGGCGACCATGGCGAGCGCCTCGAGATCGAGGTCACGCTGCTGAGCGTCGGCTGGAGGCGGAGTTGCTGGGACCGGTGTCGGGGCTGGACCGGTCGCAGCGAACGGATTGTCGGTCGCATCGCGCTTCGCGAGCGCGGCAAGACCGTAGTCCTGATGCTGCAGATATGGCGTGTCGCCGCCCTCGACCGGCTTGTAGCCAAGTCGCTTGCGGCCTTCGTTCGGCGCCAGCAGCCCACCACGCACGCCGTCGCTGAGCGCTTTCATCAAGGTCGCGGTGTCCATCCGCATCAGATCGTCGAGGTCGAACTCGGTGCCGTAGGTCTTGCCGACGAGATCGGTGAGGCCCAATCCCTCGTCGAGGCAGATCTCGATATTTTCGAACAACGCTTGCAGGCACTGCGAATAATACTGCTGATCGAGCGCCTCGACATTGTTGTAGTTCGGCATCTGGCCGATCGATATCTTATGCGGTGGAACATGGAAGCACGAGCACACCGTCTCCGCACTCCACTTCAGTTGCTCGATCAGTTGCGCATCGACGGCGTTGACCGACATCGGCTCGTATTTCAGCCCATCGCCCACGACGGCGACGCGGCCGACGTTGTCGCCTGTGTAGTTCGTCTCCCAGTGCGCCTTCAGCCGTTTGGCATCTTCTTCACTGATCCGGCCAGGAGCGATGAGAATGCCGCCTGGCTGCGATTGCTGCGCGAAGAATGCTGCGGACTGGCGCTGGATGTTGAGCCCGGTCGCCGCGGCGAGGCCGCATGCCGTCAACGGCGAGACGCCGCACAGAGGGTGATACAGCGGCACCATCACGTCGTGAATTATCTCGCTCGCCGGCACGATCAGGTTGTCGAGCGGCTCGGTAATGCCGGCGAGATTGTCTCGCGACAATTGGTAGAACACCTCGCCGTCGGGTGCCACGAGCGCCCGCGTGCGCAGCGGATCGAGGATATACAACGCGCGCACCGCGCCCTGCAGCGGCCCAGTGCCGCGGCCGTCACGCTCCTTCAGCACATACGTGTTGCCGTGGACGAGCTTGCTGACGATCCACTGCTCGTAGAACTTGATCCGGTTCTGATACCGGTTGGGCTTCGCCAGAACCGGGCTGAAGGTAGGCGAGAACGTCTCCGACCAAATGCCGTCGTCATCTTGCTCGACCAGCCGAATGCGAACCTTGCTGACATCGCTCGCGATCAGCGTGATGCACGAATAGACCGCGTGGAAGGTCGCAGTGCTTTCGGTCCGCAGCTCGAGATTACGCTGCCATGCTCCGGTGAACGGCTCATGCACCAGCGGATAGAACGAATATCCCGTGCGGCTGGTGTCGGAGATACCGGAATACGACTTTGCCTCGGTCTCCCAGGTCAGTGGCCCGCCGGTCATGCGTCACTCCTCAGACCGCAGATCGCGACGGCGGTAGCGGTTACGAACCTGCTCGGCAGCATATGAGTCCGGTGCGGCCTGCGCCTCGCGCTGAGGCGGCGCCGGCGGCGGAGGAGGCGGTGATGGAGGCGGAGCTGGTGGCGGGGGCTCAGGCGGGGGCTCAGGCGGCGGCGGCTTCGGCGCTGCGGTTGTCGGCTTGCTCGCCGGGGGCGCTTCCGGCGGAGCATCTGACGCGTGGCCACGATGCTTCAGGATCTTCGCCTCGATCTCCTTAACCTCGACCACCTCGCCTTCTTTGGCCTCACGGTGCTTTTCGCGGTCCCAGACCTTGCCGCCTTTGTTCACGATTACCTTGGTCATGGTTTCTCCGATCAGGTGACGCCAGCGACAAGGATGATGACCATCACGCCGAACAGACCGAGCAGGATCACATGCTGCCCCATGAAGAACCTCCGCCCCGCGCTATCGGCGAGGCGGAGATGCAACGCTCACTCGGCGTATTTCGCGCCCGAGATGTAGCCGACACATTCAGCCCGGCGCTTCGCCCAGTTGATGTAGCGCTCGGCTTTGATCGCCATCATGTTCTGCTGCCACATCGAGATCATGATGGTCGATGAGGTGGCGGGTGAGTCAGGCGTCGTGTCCATCTGCAGCGAGGCCTCACGCGACGCGTCGATAACAACCTGGCCGTCGTCCGCGAGCAGGATATCGCTCGCATTTACCAGGATGATCGGGAACCCATCGGACGGCGAGCCGCCGGATTGAGGCACACCCTCAGAGGTAATAACCGGCAGGCCGAGGAGCGTGCCGCCACCCATCGTGATGTCAGGAAATTCCGGCTGCCCGAGAGCGTTCGTCATCAGGTGGATCCCAAGCGCTGTCTGCTGGGTCATGATCCAGACAGCGCTGCTCAATTGCAGGTTGCTGTCGAGGAACGTCGCCATCAGGTTGCGAATGTCGGCGCGCATCGCTGATCCGGTGGTGCCGGATGCGGGGATCGCCGTCACACCGTAAGTGATCGAGGCCGGCGAGACATCGGTGGCGGCTTTCGTCGGATCGACGAACTGCGAGTCCATGTATTGAACGATCGCCTTGGCCAGCTCGTCACGCACCAGACCCTCGGCTGCAGGGCTGGAGAGCCGCACCAGTTCATCCGTTAGCACGATGATGCCAGCAATCTTGCTGATATCCATTGTGATACTATCGAATGCCAGCGCGCTGATCGGCTTGACCTTGCCTTCGCCTACCCAACCAACGCTAGCCGCGCCAGTCTGCCGCGGGATCTTCACCTTGAATGGCACACGCCGCAGCCCCGGAATGCGACCAATGATAGTCATCGGGCGCAGATACTCGACGAATTCGCTTTGGAGGTTCTGATACACCACCAGCGGGCCCGCCCAGGCCGGGTCGGTCGTGGTGCCAGCCGCGGCTGCGGCACGCAGCGTAAGCTCGACCTCCGGTGTCTCGTTGCGCCAGCGCTCATTGCCCGACGCGATGCGTTCGGCCTGCATCAAGTTGCCCTTGGCAACCATCAGCGAAATCGCAAATCTGGTGAACGGAATTCCAGGCGGCAGCTTCACCTTCGCCGTCGCGGCCACAACGCCAGTCCGCGCCTGGCTGGCACTGTCGGGATCTTTGACGTTCTCGACCGCCCGCGCAGCCGCCACATTCATCTTCTCCATCTTGCGGAGATCAACCAGCTCCAGATCGATGCCCTCGATGTCGCGCTGCAGCGTCTCGAATTCCTCGCGCTCGCCCTCGTCCTTCGTGCGATTTTCTTCCATCGCACCATCCTGGATCTCGGAGAGGCGTGCCGACTTGGCCTGACGCGTCCCCTCGAACGCAGTGATCTGTTCGTTGATCGTCCGCTTACTCATGTTCTTTCCCCTTTGAACCGGTTTGGATTTTCCCGATGCGCCGGGCTGTGGATCGGCTGCCTGCGGCTTGCCATTCGCGGCGCGCAGGTCGGCATCGATGCTCTTGATGGAGGTGATGGTGGCGTCCACGTTGGCCGGGATCGTCACCAGCGACAGCTCCAACACCTCGCTCTCGACGAAGCGCACACCGCCGCCGTCGATGAAGGAATACTCGATCGGCTTGAAGCCGACGGACACGCCGCGCACGAGGCCCGCCTTGAGCGACTGCCATGCCTCGTCAATGCGGTCCTTCAGCGTCCCAGGCTCGCTGATCGCCGCAAGCGAGGCCGAGAAACCGATGCCGGCCTTGCTCGGCTTGTCGAACGTGGCGAGCCCGACAGGCTTGTCGCTCTTGTGCTGCCACAGCAACGGCAGCGGGTTGGCGAACTTCACGCCGAGCGGCTCAATGATATCGCCCTGGCGATCCGTGCTGGGCGTCGTCGCCATCCCGCGGATGGTACGGCTCTCCTCGTTGACCGACTTGATCTCGAGCAGACTGTAGGCGCGGGTCGACACGTCCATGTCGGACCTCTCTCTGGTTGTAATGGGGCTTGTGTTCCGCAACCGGGTTGATCCGGGCTTGCAATCGCCGACGCGCCTGGGCTACGAGCGAAGCGGACCGCCGCCGTGTTGGGCACAGGCGACGGTCCTAACCTAACCGAAGAAGGAACCTTCGATCATGGCTAAGCACACCTTACCAACGCTCGCCCGCCGCCTCAAATTGAACACCGCAATCCGCCCGGAGAGAGCGAGGACGCTCGCCCTATTTTTGGTAGCGAGTCTCTGCATCTCGTGGAACGCCCAAGCGGCGACGCCAGAGGCTTCGGCAATTTCCTTGGCAAAAGCGGCCGTGATCGATCGATCGCGTGACCCGACGTCCGTGCTGTTTCGGAATGTCACGGTCGCGGGAAGGTGCAACGGCGTCACCTATGTCCATGGCTGGGCAAATGGAAAGAACGGCTACGGCGGCTACAGCGGCTTTACGATTTTCCTCGTTCGCATTGATCGCGGCACTGCCGAAGTCATGCAAGCCTACATGCAGACGTTCGGCAGCGATGCTTCCTTCACGATCGCCGCAGCCTGCACCAAAGACTGAAAGCGAGAGGGAACCCCATGGCGTATAAACGCATGTCCTTCGGCCGCGCTGTCCTATGCGCCGGCTCAATCATGGCCGTCGGGGGCCTATTGGGCGCCGCCGCGGCGATCAACAGCGAACCCCAAGAGGCCGCGAAAGCGCGATATCAGAAGAACTTCCCGACCTATGCGACGGTAATGACCGAGAGCGTATCCAGAAACGACTGCATCCTCCAGATGGGCAATCGGCTCTCGGGCGTCCGGTATGATTTCGTCCAGGCGTCCGCCCAGGCTTGCGATCTCGCAGATGCCCTGCGCCGCTAGACTGTTCCCCCTCAATTACGCCGTGCTGGCTCTCTTGGCGTCGCTAGGTGCCTGCGCGACGCCGCCCGAGAGCATTCCAGCCGCCACTATCCCGCCATCGATCTATGCGGGGTATTCCTGTGACCGGCTGCTTGGTCTGCAGCAGCGGATCGAGACTGCCTTGCAGACCGCCATGCTGCAGCAGAAGTCCGCGTCCATTAACGATGCCTGGGGCGTGTTCCTGATCGGCCTACCGACGGCCTCTATGGGCGGAGGTGATATCGCACCTCAGGTTGCCTCGCTGAAGGGCCAGCGTGCCACGGTTAGCGACCTGATCTCGACTCAGCGATGTATCACGAGCGGCTAATACAGTCTTACGCGAAGAATAGCTGATACGTCGGCTTCAACTTCGGATCCGGGTTGGTCGTCAGAATGTCGACCGCGTCGAACATCGCCATCGCCGGATCGATCTTCGCATCACCAGCATTCGCCTTGGTCGCCCGCAGCGCAGTCGCCGTCGCCTCGATCTTGAGGTTGCCGACACACCAAGCCATCAGCCGCGTGCCGTTATGCCGCATCGTGCCGGATGCCAGCCGCCGCTCCGTGGTCTTGATGGCGCGCATCAGGCGGATGCCCTGATTGACGCCGACCAGCAGCTTGTTCTCCTGCGTCACCTCGATCTGGTCGAGCAGGTCGACGAACTCGCCGAACGGCCCCTCGCTGTCCGCCGCGACCGCGCCGAGTAAATCCTGCTGCTTGATCTCGGCAACCATGGCGACGATCTCAGGCTCGACCGTGGCGATGTCCTCGACGATCGTCAGGTCGCCGTCAGCTTCGAAGTCCCGTAGATGCTGGGCGATCGAGCGGCGCCGGGTGAGCACACCGCTGTGGCACCAGGCGTGCGTCCACAGCAGCCAGTCCTTGGTCTCCTTGTCCCGTCCCAGGATGGCAAGCCCGAACAGATCGTCGAGGCCGCCACCGTCGATCCCGACCACGATCACCTCTGACCGCAGCAACACCTCGTCGTAGGTCAGCGACGGGTCCGCCCGGCTCTGCCAGTACTCAGCGCCCGGCCAGCGATCCGTCCGCAGCGAGATGCCGATCTCGATGTTGAAGTGCTGGCTGGCAAACAGCCCCAGCGCCTGGATGCCCTCGCGCTCGGCCTTCATCAGTTCCCGCGCCAGGAACGCCTCGTCCACCGAGCGGTTGATGTTCGGGTTCACCAGCCCCCAGTATTGCCGCTCCTTCCAGGCACCATCGTCAGCGATCCGTGGCGGCAGCTCGTAGAGGATCGGCAGCAGCGGAAGCTGCAGCTTGCCGTCCCGCACATCGCGCGCATTGTGCAACTCGGTCCTGAACACTCCGACCGGCGGGTTCTTCGACTGCGTGGTGATCTGGATCAGGAACCCGTCAGGCCTGGCCGCGAGCGCGCCACGGATCTCGAGGAAGATCCCAGTGGCCGCCGACTTGGTGGCAAAAACATGCGTCTCGTCGATCATCATGTAGGCGGAGCGGATGCCGGTGACGACGTCCGTGTCCGCCGCCTTCACCTGGAGCTTGGCGCCCGTGTTCCGGTGCGTGATGGTCCGGATGTGGTTCTGTGGGTGGAACAGCTTGGTGAGCTGGCCGTCCAGCCGGATCGATCCCTGGACATGCCCAAACGCTCGATCGGCCACGTCCTTGGTCGGCGCGATCAGCGTCAGTTCAGCCTCGGGCCTCCGGTTGAGTATCAGCGCCGTCAGCATGATGCAGGCCGAGGCGCCGGTCTTCCAGTTCTTCTTCGGCACGAGCAGGAAGCATTCCTGGATCGCTCGCCGATTGGCCGGCGCATCGTAGGCACCGAAGATTGCCTCGACGATTGGGAACAGCCAGGGCCCCGCAGCCTCGCCGTTGGTCGGCGTTCCAATGACATCCGGGATCCGTAGCCGCTTGAACACCCGCAGGGCCTTGTCGGCCTCCTTGCGGAACAATGGCAGATCCGGCACGAGCGAGCGGCCAGCGAGCAGCCGCTCCTCCCAGTCCGGGCAGGACGTATCCCAGTCAGGCATGGTTTCCTACCGCTAGTTCGGTCTGATCTCCTCAGACTGGAGGTCGTCGCCCCACTCGCTGCCCGCGCCCGCGTTCACAGCTTCAGCTTGCAGCTTCTGCTTCTTGCCGACGACCGCGTCCGCAACCCGCTCATGAACGAACGGGGCGGCTGCAATCGCAAGCCTATCGCGACGGGCGCTGTCGGCCGCAGGATCGTTGATTACGCCCAGCATATACTCGAGCGGTGTCAGCCGTGGGTTGCCATCGGGTGAGGGAGGCATCCCTACTGCTTCACCAGCCGGTACGAGCACGGTCTTGACTGCTTGGGCCAGCTTTGTCGTGCCCTTTGGTCTTCCGCCGCCCGGCTTGTAACCACCTTTCATTCACTCAATTCCTCGGAAAATAACCCTAGAGATAAGAAAATCCGCAAGTGAA